CTTAACGAAGCGTTCCTGGAGCGTTTCCCGGTGACCTTCGAGCAATCCTATCCTGCTCCATCTGTGGAACAGAGAATTCTTGAGGGTGTTGCTCTGGATTTGGATGTGAATGACCGAGATTTCTGTAAGCGACTTTGCGATTGGAGCGATATTATCCGCAAAACCTTCTATGATGGTGGTATTGAAGAAATCATCAGCACCCGTCGTTTGGTTCATATCATCCGTGCCTACAGCATCTTTCAGGACAAGGCAAAAGCAATTCAAGTTTGCGTAAATCGTTTTGATGACGAAACCAAACAAGCGTTCCTTGAACTCTATGATAAGGTGGATGCTGACTTTGTAATGCCTTCTGTGGAACCAGTATTGACTGTGGAAGTAGAGGGTGGTAACGAAGTTCCTTTCTAATTGACTGAACTGGAATAACCTGCTATAATTGGGAAAGGTTATTATGACTTTTCCTAATTATGGCTTTCTCTAATGCCGAAAATGAAAGACAATTACTCGAATACAAAATGATTATGAACGAACACACTGGATATGTTGATTTGACAAAACCCCCTACTATGAACGAACCAAAAAATCATCTTTGGAAATATAACGAAGATAAGATCCTTAAGGATATTGAAAATTATGTAAGTAGTACATATAGCGGGCATTACTGTGGAGATGATGAAGATTACGCAGACATACAAACTATCGATTTGATGGCAGCCAAAAAACTTGCCGCCGGGTTCTGTCAATCAAATATTCTTAAGTATGGTAGTCGCTATGGGAATAAAGACGGACGCAACAAACGAGATTTGCTGAAAGTCATTCACTATGCTATGCTACTACTTCACTTTGATAAGCATTATACTCGCAAAGATAATGGTCTCACCGAATTCCGTTGATTATGAAACTTAAACCTAACACTATGAAACTCTCTGACAAAACTCTCACGCTTCTTAAGAACTTCTCTTCTATTAATCAGTCTATTCTGTTTAAGAAAGGAAATTCTCTACGTACTATTTCTGTGATGAAAAATATTCTGGCAGAAGCAACAATCGAAGAAGAACTTCCTAAAGACTTTGGAATTTATGATCTTAATCAATTTTTAAATGGTATGAATCTTCACCAAAATGCGGAACTTGATTTTCAAAATGAAAATTACGTGGTGATTAAAGAAGGTAAGTCTCGTTCCAAGTATTTTTTTGCTGATCCAAATGTAATTGTTACGCCTCCCGATAAATCTATTTCTCTCCCTAGTGAAGATGTGTGTTTTGTTCTTGATACTAAAGAGTTGGATAAGATACTCAAAGCTGCTGCCGTATATCAACTTCCTGATCTTTCTGTTGTTGGTGAAGTAGGTGTGGTTAAACTAGTTGTTCGTGATAAGAAAAATGACACTTCTAATGATTTTTCTGTGATTGTTGGTGAAACTGATGAGGTATTCACTTTCAATTTTAAGGTAGAAAATCTTAAAATTATTCCGGGTTCTTATGAAGTTGTAATTTCTGAAAAACATCTTTCGCGTTTTAAAAATAATAGTTTTGATGTTACGTACTGGATTGCTTTAGAACCGGATAGTACTTTTGGGTGATTTAAACATTATTTTATTATGAATATCTTTGCTACATCTCCATTTCCAGCAGAAAGTGCTATCGTACTTCCTGACCGCCACATAACAAAAATGCCACTTGAATGTTGTCAAATGCTTTCTATCGTGGCGTCCAAGTGGTATCATAATTATGGAACTCTCACTAAAAAAGATGGGACGCCATATGCTACAGAAAAAGGAGCATTTCGCAATCATCCCTGTATGATTTGGGCAAGTCAATCTCCAAATAATGCTTATTGGTTAATCAAGCACGGGATGAATCTTTGTGATGAGTTTCACTTGAGGTATGGAAAACCTCATTCGTGCTATAATACTCTTTTGGGGGCATACTACCTATTCCCAAAAGGTAAAATATCCAATATAACTCCCTTTGCTCGTGCGATGCCAGATGAAATTAAACTGGATACAACTATTGACACTTTTGACGCTTACAAAATCTACATTAACACCAAGACTTGGGTTAGAGATAATTATCTTCGTATGCCGTCAAGAAAACCTTCGTGGATAAATTAAATTATGACATTTTCTAACGTTATTACTTTTCCAACTTCCAAATCTGGTCGTTATTGTAAATCATATGAACTGGCAACAGATGTATTAATTTGTGCTCTAATTCGTAAGGGTCGCAGATTTATTTGTCTCGATGAACTTTATGATGTTCTTGCTGCAGAATCTGATTCTGAAAAAAATGGTGTTCTCTGGGCGGTATGTGGAGCAAAGGAAAGGGGTTTGATTAAATCCACTAAAACTCAAGCTTTTTATAAAATTACTTAATTATGGAATTAACTGACAATAAACCATTTCTCTGGGTAGAACGGTGGTCTCCAGAATCTGTTGAGGATTTGATTCTCACTAAAAATGTTAAGGAGTTTTTTCTTAACGTTGCTAAAGACGGGCAATTGAATCAAAATCTCATTCTTCAAGGTTCTCAAGGATGTGGTAAAACTCAAACAATCAAAACTCTCTGTAAAATTACAAAGCAGGATGTTTTATTTCTAAATGGGTCTTCGGAAGGAAGATACTTGGATACAATTCGCAATCAAGTTATTAATTTCGGAACCACGGTTTCGATGTTTAATGACAAGAAGAAGGTTGTGTTCTTTGATGAGTTTGATGGGACCACAAATGATGTAATGTTGTGTCTTCGTGGAGTGATAGAACAACTTCATAATAATGTGTGTTTTATTTTTACTTGTAATAACCTGAATAAAATTATTGAACCAATTCAATCAAGATGTGTTGTTCTTAAATATACTCCTATATTAAAGGAAGAAAAACCCCAGATGATGTCTGATGTTTTTAAAAGAATGTCATACATACTCGAACAGGAAAAAGTTGATTATGATAAAAAAGTCATACTCGAACTCGTCAAAACTCATTTTCCGGACACCAGACAACTACTTAATGTTCTTCAACGGTATTCTGTTGGAGGACAAATTGATTCTGGTATTCTCGCATCTTTCTCGGACATCGCTGTAAGTGATCTTCTTCTACATCTCAAGGAAAAGAATTTTACGGAGGTCCGCAAGTGGGTAGTATCTAATTTGGATAATGATGCTTCCATTATTCTTCGTAAAGTTTATGATGCACTTTATGATAATATTGTTCCGAGTACTATTCCTGCAGCAGTACTTATTATTGCGAAGTACCAGTATCAAATCTGCTTTGTTGCTGATCAGGAGATAAATCTTCTTGCAGCATTAATTGAGGTAATGTGTGAAGTTGAATTTAAATGATTATTTCCGAAAAAGACGCCCAATGGTCTGCAGATGAATTTATCCAATACTTCTCACGTATGGGAAATATCGAAGACTATCTTCGTTTTGTGAAAAAGGAAGTTATTAAGTCCAGTAATTCATTAGTTCCTCTGCATGATGAATTTTTTAATGAAGATATTCATCCGGAGGATATGGAATTTGATATTAAGTTTGTCGGAGATAGATTTCAGCAAGCATTACCCCAAGATCATTACAACACTCTGCTTAAGGTAGTTTCTTCTCACAATAATGAGTCAAATATTCCTGGGAGAGAACTACGTTGGATTATCTTTGAAAAAAACACTAAAAAAGTTCTTGGATTTATTCGCTTTGGTTCTCCTGTAATTAATTCTAAACCAAGAAATTTGTGGTTAGGAAAACCACCAGATCTTTCTATTTTTAATCGCCATGCTGCGATGGGATTTGTAATTGTTCCATCACAACCTTTTGGGTATAATTATCTTGGAGGAAAACTTCTTGCATTGATGTGTTGTTCTCATTTTGCGAGAGAAGCTCTTAATCAAGTTTTTGAGAAAGATATTGCTCTTTTTGAAACTACTTCTCTTTATGGTTCGACTACTGATGCCTCTCAATATGATGGATTGAAACCGTTCATTAGATATAAAGGTTTGACTGAAAGTAAATTTCTTCCTCTTCTTCATGACGAAATTTTTCATAAATTGCACGACAGATTTACACATCTGAACAACAATACTCCCCTGACAGATAATAAAGCATCGTCCAAAAAAATGAAGAGACAAACAAAGATGATTTCAATCATTCGCAATTCACTTCAGGATCCGGAAAAACTTAAAAGATTTAATGAAGTAATCGGTACTGCATTTAATCTTACCCAAAAGAAGCGTTTTTATATTTCTGATTATGGTTATGAAAATGTTCGCGAAGTAATTCTGGGAGAGCAAGATAATCTTCGTCCAGGGCAAAATTGGGATAAATTTTATCTTGAGAATATTATTTTTTGGTGGAAGAAAAAGGCAACAAAACGATATGAAAAACTTAAATCCGAAGATCGCTTTAGAACTAAAGTAGAACTTTGGACTGATGACGATGAAATTCAAATTATACGATGACTTACGAACTTAAAGATTGGTTGAACTCCATTAATTCTACTAAAAAAAATTTAATAAAAGAAGACCCTATGGGAGTCAAAAATTATATACCTTACATCATTAATAAGTGTTTATCTGGACAGATTGATACAATTTTGTTTGCGAATGAAATGAATATAAATCATCATCTCGATAAAGATATGCAATATTCATTTTATCTAAATAGTTTGAGAAAAAGAAAGAGATATTCTCCTTGGGCCTATAAAAATAAAGGCGCAGACTTAGAATGTATTAAACAATACTATGGATATAGTAATGAAAAAGCATCACAAGCTCTGATAAATTTAACAAAAGAACAAATCAATTTCATTAAACAAAGACTTGAAACCGGTGGAACCAAATGACCAATCAAACAATTGAACCGCAAGTAAACTGGACTCCAGATATAATGGTGGAAGTTTCACTTAATGAACCTGATGATTTTTTAAAGGTTCGAGAAACTTTGACCCGTATTGGAGTGGCATCAAGAAAGGAAAAAAAACTTTATCAATCTTGTCATATTCTACATAAACAAGGTCGTTATTATATTACACATTTTAAAGAACTTTTCGCATTAGATGGCAAACACGCAAATCTAACTGTGAATGATATTCAAAGACGTAACCGAATTATCCATCTTCTTGCAGATTGGGGACTTGTTACCGTCATAAATGCAGATAAAATCGTAGATATTGCTCCACTTAATCAAATCAAGGTTCTTGCTTATAAGGATAAAGATGATTGGATTTTGGAAACCAAGTATAATATTGGTTCTAAAAAGAAAATTGTTGAGGAAACCGAATAATAAAGTAGGGAGTTCAACACTCCCTTTTTTATTATTACTTGATATATAATATTAAGGACGCCTTCGGGGTCCACACAATCAAACCTCGCTTTTTAAGGAGATACTAAAATGACTAATCTTACAAGGTATACTGCCGCAGATCTTCCCACTTTGATGGATAAGATCACAAGGAACAGTATTGGACTGGATGAATATTTCGACCGTCTATTCACTCTTCATGAAACTAGTTCAAATTATCCTCCATATAATCTTGTTCAAATAAGTAATGTGGAGTCAAGACTTGAATTGGCTCTTGCTGGATTTAAAAAGAAAGAAGTTCTAGTTTATACCCAAGATGGAAAACTTTTCGTTGAAGGTCAAAAAGAAGATAAAGAGACAGAATCTAATTATGTTCATAAGGGATTAGCGCAAAGATCCTTTACCAGATCTTGGACGCTTTCTGATGATACGGAAGTTAGATCTGTTGATTTTGAGGACGGACTCTTATCAATTACTCTTGGGAGAGTTGTTCCAGATCATCATAAGAGGAAAGATTATCTCTAAATATATAAGTCCACCCAAATATCGTTGCTACAGGGAGGTTACTGGCAAAAACCAGTTGCACCTCCCATTTTTTTGTGCTATAGTACTAATAGGTATGGAGTAAAAATGACTGTTAAACTTTTATTACTTAAGTCTGGAGAAGATCTGATATCAGAAGTTCAAGAGATGGTTTTTGGTGGAGATGAGGAGAAGCGTGTAGTTGGATATTACCTTACTAGACCTTGTATAGTAAAAATGAGAACTCCTAATCTCCTTACAGAAGAAAATGAAAATCAAGGACTTCAGAAAATTGGATATCAAGTTACTTTACATCCTTGGATGCCTTTAACTTCTGATGATAAAATTCCAGTTCCTTCTGACTGGGTTGTTACAATGGTAAATCCAACTGAAAAATTAAAACAAATGTACATAGAGGATGTTATAAATCATGGAAAAAACAATCAAAGTAATAGCACTGTTGAACAATCTAATTCTAATCAGTCAGATTGAAGAAGTAGGTGCCGATATTGGAGAACCTGATTGTAAACTAGTTAAACCGTTTGTAGTCAGAAGTGATAAAACACTTGAACCATTTCTTTGTGGTTATACTAAACAAGATACATTTATGATAAGTTCTGATAAGATTATTACTCTTGCAGACCCAACACCTACACTTATTGAAAAATACGAGGATTTGATTAAGGAATGAATCTTAAATTTTATACAAATGTGCAAATGGTTGGGAATGATTTTCTTGTTCGTGGGTATGAAAACGGAAAGCATTTTACAACTCGTGAAAAATTCAATCCAACCTTTTTTATTCCTTCAAAAAAGAACACAAAATATAAAACTCTTGAGGGTGAGTATGTAGAATCTATCCAACCAGGAACTGTTAGGGATTGTCGTGAATTTATTAAAAGATATAGTGATGTGCAAAATTTTAAGATATACGGTAATGAAAGATTCATATATCAATATATTTCTGAAATTTATCCAGAAGACGAAATAAAGTTTGATATTAGTAAAATTAAATTAACTACTATCGACATTGAAGTTGCATCAGAAAATGGATTCCCAGATGTAGATAATGCTGACGAAGAAATTCTTCTTATTACCTTACAAGATTATAATACTAAACAAATTAGGACTTGGGGACTTGGACCCTTTGATTGTGAACAAGAAAATGTAATTTATAAATGTTTTTCTAATGAATATGATTTATTGACTTCTTTTATTAATTGGTGGATGGTCGAAGAAAATACACCAGAAGTTATTACTGGGTGGAATAGTCAACTATATGATATTCCTTATCTTATTAGACGTTTAGATCGTGTTCTGGGTGAAAAATTGATGAAGCGTATGTCGCCATGGGGTCTTGTGACTGAAAGTGAGACATATTATAAGGGTCGTAAAAATATTTCCTATGATATTGGAGGTATTTCACAACTTGATTATTTGAAACTTTATGTGTGGTCCCCTGCTACCTCTAATCAAGAATCGTATAGATTGGATCATATCGCTGAGGTTGAACTTAATCAAAAAAAGTTAGATCACTCGGAGTTTGATACATTCAAAGATTTTTATACTAAAGGTTGGCAGAAATTTTGTGAATATAACATCAAAGACGTAGAACTTGTTGACCGTTTAGAAGACAAGATGAAACTAATTGAACTTGCAATTACTATGGCATATGATGCAAAAACAAATTATGCTGATGTATTTTCCCAAGTTAGGATGTGGGATACTATTATCTATAATTATCTTAAAAAACGGAACGTAGTAATACCACAGAAAGAAAAATCTTCAAAAAGTGATAAGTTTGCTGGTGCTTACGTAAAAGAACCTGTTCCGGGAATGTATGATTATGTTGTCAATTTTGACCTCAATTCTCTATATCCTCATTTGATTATGATGTTTAATGTTTCACCTGAGACATTATTAGAAAATCGTCATCCGAGCGTAACAGTAGATAAAATACTCAATAAACAACTCGATTTCACTGAGTATAGAGATTATTGCATATGCGCGAACGGATCAATGTATCGAAAAGATGTTCGTGGGTTTCTTCCGGAACTAATGGAGAAAATGTACAATGATCGTGTAATTTATAAAAAAAAGATGATCTCGGCAAAAAAAGAATATGAAAAAACTCCAACAAAACAATTAGAGAAAGAAATATCTAGATGCAATAACGTCCAGATGTCTAAAAAAATTGCTCTCAATTCTGCTTACGGTGCCTGTGGTAGCGAATATTTCAGGTATTATAAACTTGCAAATGCAGAAGCAATTACTCTTTCTGGTCAGGTTGCAATTCGTTGGATTGAAAATAAGATGAATGTATATCTGAATAATATTCTAAAAACACAGGATGTGGATTATGTTATTGCTTCTGATACTGACTCTATCTATCTCAATATGGGTCCTTTGGTTGAAACTGTATACAAAGGAAGAGAGAAAACTACTGAAGGCGTTGTTTCGTTCCTTGATAAGATCTGTGAGATGGAACTTGAAAAGTATATTGAAAGTTCTTACCAAGAATTGGCTGATTATGTAAATGCTTACGCCCAAAAGATGCAAATGAAACGTGAGAATATTGCTGATCGTGGGATATGGACAGCAAAGAAAAGATATATTCTCAATGTGTGGGATAGTGAAGGTGTTCGTTATAGGGAACCTAAATTAAAAATAACTGGAATTGAGGCAGTTAAATCCTCTACTCCTTCTCCCTGCCGCAAGATGATTAAGGATGCCCTCAAATTAATGATGAACGGTACAGAAGATGATGTGATTAAATTCATTGATAATGCTCGTTCCGAATTTAAAAATCTTCCTCCAGAACAGATTGCATTTCCAAGAACAGCATCTGATGTTCGCAAGTATCATTGCTCATCGAATATCTATGCTTTCAAGACCCCGATTGCTGTTCGTGGAGCATTACTATTCAATCATTACATCAAACAAAAAAATCTTACAAATAAATATTCTCTTATACAAAATGGAGAAAAAGTTAAATTTTGTTATCTTAAACTTCCGAATATTATTCACGAAAATGTGATTTCTTTTATTTCAGAGTTTCCTAAGGAATTGGGACTTGACAGATATATTGATTATGAACTACAATTTGAGAAGAGCTTTCTGGACCCACTTAAGTCTATTTTAGATTCGATTGGATGGAAAACAGAACATACAACAAACCTTGATTCATTTTTTACCTAATGAACTTGCCAATTAACGAAAAGGAACTTGATACGATTATTAGTGCTATGAGATTGGGTGGGGATGTTTCCCTGTATCAAAAACTTTGGCGATATAAGATGAATTATGAAAACAAACAAAAACAAAAGGAGGAATGAATTGTGGATTTTTTGAAGGATATTGTAAAGGAGATTGGGGGAGAATATACTCAACTTGCATCAGAGATTGATGAAACTGAAACTTATGTAGATACTGGCAGTTATATTTTTAATGCTCTTGTATCCGGTTCTATATTTGGTGGGGTATCTGGTAATAAAATTACTGCTATCGCGGGTGAAACTTCTACAGGAAAAACTTTCTTCAGTCTCGCTGTTGTTAAGAACTTTCTTGATACTCATCCTGATGGGTACTGTCTGTATTTTGATACTGAATCCGCAATTACCAAATCACTATTGGAGTCTCGTGGGATTGATACAAATCGTTTGGTGGTTGTTAATGTAGTCACGGTTGAAGAGTTTCGTACCAAGACACTCAAGGCAGTTGATATTTACCTGAAGAAAAAAGAGGAAGAAAGAAAACCTTGTATCTTTGTATTGGACTCCTTGGGAATGCTTTCTACAAATAAAGAGATTAATGATGCTCTTGCCGAAAAGGATACTCGTGATATGACAAAGGCACAACTGATTAAAGGTGCCTTCCGTATGCTGACTCTCAAATTGGGGCAGGCAAAAATTCCTATGCTGGTGACAAATCACACCTATGATAGTATGTCTCTTTATGGTGGAAAACAAATGAGCGGGGGGTGCTTATCACCTGGAACTAAAATTTTTACTCGTGGTGGGTATAAAAATATCGAAGATATAACTGAAAATGATTTTGTATATACAAAAGAAGGTGAGTTTATGAAAGTTTTAGAAACTCACAATTTTAAGGATAAAGAACTTTTACAGATAGAATTTGATGATGGATATAAAGTTACCTGTACGCCAGAACATAAATTTTTTATTGATGGTATGTGGATTGAGGCAAAAGATTTAGTTGTTGATAATGAAGTTTGTTGTATTTGACTTATAATCGGTATCGGTGTAAAATACGAATATTATAAATAGTATTAGGTTCGTATTTTATGTTGTGTTTAATTGTAACAAATACACTAAAACTTATATGAATCTTGTAAATACAAGAAAACAAATGAATAGGAGTAAAGGAGATGGTGGAATATATGACTCTCACCATATAGTTCCAAAATGTATGGGTGGTAGTAATAACCCATCTAATAAAGTCTTATTAACCCCCAGAGAACATTTTATAGCGCATCTGTTACTTTCTAAATCTGTAGAGTCTCAATATGTGAAAAAAATGTATTGCGCTTTAGTTAGATTTATGGGAAAAAACTCTGGTAGAAGTTGTATCAAAATAAACTCAAAAATATATCAATCTATTATAGAAAATAATAGACTTCATAGTATGGGAAAAAATAATTCATTTTATGGAAAAACTCATACTGAAGAAACTAGAAAATTAATTAGTATAAAAAATAAGGAATATAACTTATTAAATAATAATTCATTTTACGGAAAAAAACACACAGAAGAAACTAAAAAAATACTATCAATAAAGAAAAGTAATCCCATAAAAGTTTATTTCGATGATGGTACATTTATTATTTTTAGTCAGTATAAGTATTTGGGAATATATTTGGGGAAATCCGGACATCTTGGGTGTAAGTTAGTTAAATCTCAATTTCAGCATTTATTAAAAAACTACAATATTATAAGGATAGAAAGATTATGAAAACTAAAAAAATAAAATCCATCACAAGTGTTGGCGTTGGAGATGTTTATGATATCTCCGTGGAAAAATATGAAAATTATATTTTAGAAAATGGTGTAGTAACTCATAATAGTGGATTACAATATGCCGCTTCTACAATCATCTATCTTTCCAAATCAAAAGAAAAAGACGGAACAGAAATAATTGGAAATATTATTCGAGCGAAGACTCAAAAGTCCCGTTTAAGTAAAGAAAATCAAGAAGTTCAAATTCGGTTGTTCTATGATGAACGAGGTCTTGATAGGTATTATGGTCTTCTAGAACTTGGGGAGATTGGTGAAATGTGGAAGAATGTTGCTGGAAGATACGAGATTGATGGTAAGAAACTTTATGCCAAAGAAATCCTAAAAAATACCGAAAAATACTTCCCACCAGAAGTAATGGAAAAACTTGATGTAATCGCCAAGAGTCAATTCAGTTATGGATAAAGTTGAATTTCTTATTCTTAGAAATCTATTATATAATGAAGAATATATTAGAAAAATTATACCATTCCTAAAATCCGAATATTTCGAAGACCCAAATCAAAAAATTGTATTTGAAGTAATACTTTCATTTGTTCAGGAATATAATCAACCAGCAACAAAAGAGGTTCTTTGTATTGAAATAGAAAAGCGTAAGGATATTAATGATACCTCTTTTAAAGAAATTATTCAACTGGTTTCTTGTTTAGATGATGTCCCGGTTGAATTTGATTGGTTGGTGAATACCACTGAAAAATGGTGTCGCGACCGTGCCATTTATCTGGCTTTAATGGAATCGATTCATATTGCCGATGGTGGGGATGAAAAAAAGAATCGTGATAGTATTCCTTCTATTCTTTCTGACGCCCTTGCAGTAAGTTTTGATAATCACATTGGACATGATTATCTCCAGGATTATGAAGAACGTTATGAGTATTATCATAAGAAAGAAAATCGTCTTGAATTTGATTTAGATTTCTTCAATAAAATTACAAATGGTGGTGTACCTAGTAAGACACTCAATATTTTTCTTGCTGGAACAAATGTTGGCAAAACTCTGGCGATGTGTCATCTGGCTTCTTCATTCTTACTACAATCAAAAAATGTTTTATACATTACTATGGAAATGGCAGAAGAAGAAATTGCCAAAAGAATGGATGCTAATATGTTGAATGTTGCCATTAATCAATTAGAAGATTTACCAAAATCTATGTTCACTAATAAGGCATCTAAACTCGCAGAAAAAACAAAAGGAACTTTAATTATCAAGGAGTATCCAACTGCATCGGCACACTCCGGGCACTTTAAGGCACTTCTAAATGAGCTCGCTCTCAAGAAATCATTTAGACCTGATGTTATTTTTATTGATTATATTAATATCTGTGCGTCATCTAGATTTCGTGCCGGAAGTAATATCAATTCTTATAGCATAATTAAATCAATTGCCGAAGAACTTCGTGGTCTCGCTGTGGAGCACGATGTTCCAATTTTCAGCGCCACACAGACGACCCGTAGCGGTTTTAGTTCTTCTGACGTTGAAATCACGGATACTTCAGAATCTTTTGGACTTCCTGCGACTGCCGACTTTCTTGTTGCCCTCATCAGCACCGAAGAATTAGAAGGACTTGGACAGATTTTAGTTAAGCAATTGAAAAATCGATATGGGGATAAATCGATTTACAAACGTTTTGTAGTTGGTATTGATCGTGCAAAAATGAGATTGTATGACTGTGAACAATCCGCACAAAATGATATACTTGACTCTGGTAAAGAAGAAGAGTATAATGATGATGAAAGAAAACCTAAAAAATCATTTGAGGGATTTAAATTCTAATATGACCCAAGTTATTGATACAATTAAATATATTGAGTTTGTAAGACAAACTACAAGTCCTGCAAGTAGTGATTTTACAGCACTTCTTGCACGTATGACTGAACTTGAAGTAAATAATGATACTGATGTTCCTCGCCTTATTACTGCTGCTCTTGGTATGAGTGCTGAAGCAGGTGAGTTTACTGAAGTTGTAAAAAAAATTTTATTGCAAGGTAAACCCTACGATTTGCAAAATCAATTTCATTTAAAGCGTGAACTAGGAGATATTTGTTGGTATCTTGCTCAAGCTTGTATGGCTCTTGATACTACATTTGAAGAAGTTCTGCAAATGAACTATGAGAAATTGAGTGCGCGGTATCCGGAGGGTGAATTTGATGTTTATAAATCCGAAAATCGTGTGGAGGGAGATCTATGACTGAAACACAAATTAACAATCTCCGTCTTCTCATTCGAAATGAGATTGACTATGCTCTTATTCCTAAAGATGATACTACCGAATATATTCATTCGCCTAAAAATTGTCTAGAGCAAAATTGGAAAGAATTTATTGAGAGGTTTGTAGAATAACTAAAGAACTCAAAAATCTCCTTCGGGGGATTTTTTTTTATAAATAACTAGAAAGTATTGTTAAAAATGGACCCTAAAGAACTGCGCGGTTTATACGAAGCATATAATGAAGTTTATGCTGCTCAAGAAAATATTGAAGAAGCATCATACTCCGCAAAGGCAGCAAGAGCAGGTAAGGACATCGGTAAGCCTGGTAAGCAATTTGCAAAGATTGCAAAGGAAGCAGGTAAGCGTTATGGTTCTGAAGAGCGCGGTAAGAAAGTTGCTGGTGCAGTATTAGCAAAACTTCGTGCTGAAGATGTTGAGATTGATGAAGCAGTAAAAGGTGAAACATCAGAAAGAAGAAAGGACCTTGCTGCTGAAAGGAGAGAAGGACATAGACCTCTTTCCAAAAAAGAAGGTGAGGGATATGCTTCATATAAACTTTCTCAAATGTCGTATGCAAAACGTAAGAGAATGGGTGAAGAAGTAGAAGAAGTCGGTGAAGAAATGAAACCTCTTCCTAAAAACAAGATGTTTCGTAAGGCAGGAAATCTTGGTAGGGATATTGTTTCTCCCGCAACCGGAGACGAAGATCGTCAGAAGAAATATAGTCGTCAGAAGAAAATCATAAGACAACTTAACAAAGCAAATGAGCAACTTGAGGAGTCTGGATTATCCCAAGACACCATCAGAAGTGCTGCAAAAGAAAGGCAAAAAAGAGTAGATGCTGCTTATGCGAAAGATACTCCTCAAGGAGATGTAGAAGGCAATACAGGTATGAAGAAGTTGGCTAGATCTAAAAGGCAACTCAATATAAACAAACCTAGAGAGGTCAGGATGAGAGCAAATGAAGAATTTGATATCTTTGACGCAATCCTAGAGCACCTGATTGCTGAAGGTTATGCCGATACTAATGAGAGTGCATTAGTGATTATGGCAAATATGAGTGAAGAGTGGAGACAGAGTATTGTTGAGGTAAAAATGGATCCAAGAGGTCGTCCTGCTTCTGGTTCTATGAATGTTTATAAGCAATCTAAACCAAATAATGATCCTTCATTTCAAGCAGCATTAAAATCTGTTAGAGATGCGGATGCAAAGAAAACCCCAGAGCAAAGAAAAGCAGAACTTGATGCTTATAAAGAGAGGCAGATGAATAGATAAAACGCGAAAGTTTCTTTGACCCTCTCAATTTTTAGTTGGGAGGTTTTTTAATGGTTATTTAATAAATACTTAAAAGAGTATCAATCAATAACAGATGGCTACCAGTGCTACGGAAACTGCTAAACAAGAAAATGGTTCAAGAGTTTTTTTTGAATATGTAATTGAAACTGGGAAAGAACCATCGGACGCAGTAATGTTAAAAGTCTATGGTGGATATAATGCAGAATGGAAAGAAACTTATAAAAAACAATCGGAAGCACTGAAAAAATTTCTTGGTTCAAATAAAGGATATGAGTATTCTAGAGATTCTGGAATAATGCCTTATATTGAAGGTATTGCTAAAAAGGAATGTGGAGTTTCTGTTAAAGATAGATGGAATCCTATGGATATTGTTATGGTTAAAAAAAATATGAAGAATACGGTTGAGGGAACAATAAAAGAACTTACTAATATTGATGGAATAAGTCAGCAGGCAAATCTCTCTCTTTTGAATACTTATATGAAAGAAGCGTTACAAGATAAAATATTAATTGGCGTTTCTTTAAAGGCAATATCAAAGAACAAGAAAGTTGCAAGTGCAGAATTAGCAAATATGGGTGGAGATAAAACTGCGAGAGTTAATATAGATCTTATTCCTGGTTCCCTAAAATGCACTCTTACTTTAGGAAAAAAAGCAAATTTTTTATTTGATACTGGAGAACTTGGATTTGATTTAAAAACAGAATCTGGGGGCCAAATACACGGGCAATCTAGAAATTTTCAATATTCTCAAGCAAGGAACGTAGTTCAAACTGATCTAACGCCAAAGGGGAAAGATGCTGGTGCAAAACTTGGAAAGGTTTCTAGCGTTGCGATGGATAAGTTTTTTTCAGATCTTGGAATGACTAGACCATCATCAGCAACTAAACATCCACATATTCCTGCTGTAGGAAATTGGAAGGATGTTGATAAAAAATATTGGATAGGATTGTATGATAAATTGAAAAATAATTCTATGGTAGATTTTGGTGAAGTTGCGGTATATCAAGATGGTAAAAAAATTGGAGATACTTTTGAAGAGGTTTTGGAAAATGCAATCATATATGAAACGAACATAAGTGACAGAAGTTCTGCTGGAAGATTCTCTTCAAAACTTATTGCTATGGAATGGACCAATACTTGGGTACAAATTTCTAATAGAGGTGAAATGAAGAACTGGTGTAGAGTTTTGTATTATGGAGCAAAGAAAGAGTTTGGATCTGCAAATGGACCATTTTTAAAGATATATTAAACAAATAAATAAAGGTATAATAACAAACAATATGAAAAGTTTCTTTAAATTTTTAACAGAAGCAAAAGAGTCGCAAGCAGCAATGCAAGCGAAAAAACTTGGATATACTGGAGACGGCCATGGTGGTTGGTTAGATCGATCTGGTAAGGTTGTTGCAAGAACTGAAAAAGGAAAACTTAAGTATATTGATGGTCGTCAGGCAAAAGGGCCAGAAGAACCTGCAGGAAAGGTGAGAGGACCGGCGCCCTCTTCGACCGATCAACCCACAACTCAACAAGCACCCGCCCCTCAAGCACCACAAGCACCTGCAGCAGCACCGGAGGACCAAGAAGCAGAGCAAGAACTTCCACCACTGACTGTCGTATTTGGCCGCTTCAATCCACCAACAGTAGGGCACGAAAAACTTCTGAAGTCTGCAAAGAGAATTTCTGCTGGTGGTGATGTTAAAATCTACCCATCAAGATCTCAAGATCCAAAGAAAAATCCACTAGATCCTGATCTTAAAGTTTCGTATATGAAAAAGATGTTCCCTGAATTTGAGGAGAACATTATCAATGATTATAAGATGAAAACAATCTTTGATGTTCTTGTAACTGCAAACGAGGAAGGATACTCAAGTGTGAATATTGTTGTTGGTTCAGATCGTCAAGCAGAGTTTGAGAACCTTGCACAGAAATATAATGGAGATCTTTACAACTTTGATTTAATTCGTGTTGTTTCTGCTGGTGTTCGTGATGCTGATGCAGAAGGTGTAAGTGGAATGTCTGCATCCAAGATGAGAAAAGCAGTAATGGACGATGACTTTGCATCATTCCGCAGAGGAACACCAAAGTCATTAGATGATGCAGAAACTCAAGCACTATTTAATTCAGTTCGTCAAGGAATGGGGGCCAAGAAATCTAAAGTTAAGAAAGAAAGTTATGATCTTTGGGATATTGCTCCAAAGTATGATATGGAAAATCTTCGTGAGAATTATGTAAGAGGTAAGATTTTTAGAATGGGCGATAATGTTCAAAACTTAAATACTGGACTGATTGGTGAAGTAGTGCGTAGAGGAACTAATTATCTTATTTGCGTAACAGAAGAAGGTTATATGTTTAAGTCCTGGATTAAAGATTTGATGGAATACACTGAAGTGAAAATGGATAGTCCTATGAGAGATAAGGTACATCCCAATACTCTTGTGGGAACTTTAGGTGCATTTAAGCATTATGCAAGTATGACGCCAGGGGCAGTTGGAACAGGAAAAGAAAATCTTCAAAAAGGTGGAAAAACTTACGGAACAGATTTTATAAATAGGTATAGAAAAATAAAACAAAGCACTTATTAAGATGTCTAAAAATATTGTAAATGATATTTCTTCCATTTATTATGAGCAGATTTTTGAGTCTGCAGTTCCTGGCAAACCTGCAGAAAGACTTGGTGCTGTGACTGCAATCTCAAAAGAAGAGCAAGAAGCAGCAAGAGAAAGAACACTTGCAAAAGCAAAGGCAATGAGAGAAAGGAAAAATATTAAGAATGAAGAATATGTAGATGAAGCACTTCGTTCGCGTGAAGAAAGGATGGCGAGAATGGTTACTCCCGCAAAGAAAAAAGAACAAGAAAGGACAAGAAAAGGGAGAGCAATACTTGCTGATATTCAGGCAACCGAAAAAGCACTAAAAGAACCTAAAAATTCTACTCCACAACAACCCACTTATGATACTCCTGCAGCAGAAGTTCGTAAGTTAAAACCCGGACAAAAGAAAGATACGCTTGCATTAAAAGTAAAGAAAGCAATGAGTGAAGCAAAGAAAGTTAAGAAATGGTGGGATGATGATGGGGATGGTATTGGTTACGAAGAGGGTGAAGTTTCTGGTAAGTTTAAGAAAAAGAAAAAAGAAGTCAAAGAAGGTTTCTCAAATTGGAGACAAGATCTTTCGGAAATTATGGATGTAATCAGTAAAAACGAAGATAAAAAAAAAATCTCTGAAAAGTCAGTAAAAAATAAAATTATTATTAATCCAAATATTGCTGAAGTAGTAGAAGAACTTGGTGGATCTCTTCTTGAAATGGTAGAGATTGATGAAGTTGATTATATTGTTGAAAGTGTTTATGATGAACTTCTGAATGAAGGTTATGGAGAAGATGATATTGAGGAAGCGATTGAGTATGCCCTAGTTGAAGCAAAAGTAACTTTTGGACACGATACTTCTTCTGGTGGTGGTTCTGAAAAGAAAAAAGAAGGTCTCTTGAGTATTGCAAGAAAAAAACTTTCTGGTGTTAAAAAGGCAGCAAAACAGGCAGTAGCAACTGGGGCAAGAAAGGTTGCGAAAAGTGCATTAGGTGTTGCTCGTAAAATTGAGGGTGGTGATAAAACTCCAAGTGTCTCACCTACCGGAACAAGAAAATCATCAACATATCGTGGTGCCGGTGTAGGTCAGAAGGAAAAGGTAAGTAGTGGTTCTTATAAAGGACCAGAAAAGAAAACTGCAGAAAAACCCGCCGACCCTTGGGAAGGTAGTGAAACTGCTCCACCAAAAGTAAAGGTTGCGCCAAAGGCAAAACCAAAAGCAACAACTCCAGCAAAACCAAAAGCAGCAGTAAAAACAAAAACGACAAGAGTAAAGAAAACTAGCAAACTTGACGATTTACTTTCATCTATTCGTAGTGAAGCGAAAGAAACAACTGCGATTGGGATGAGACTTATTGATCCTTATGAAAAAGCACCATATTCTGATGTAGCAAAGGATTCCGTTATAATTAAAAAGGAAGAAGTTGAACTCGATGAAAAAACTTTAACACCTGCTGAATTAAAGAAGAGAGAAGAAATTGCACAAAAAATGAATCTTAAGGATTTTGAAAAAAGATATCCTGGTCGTGGAATGGAAGTTAAAATGGCAACGGCTACTAAAATAGCTAAAAAGATAGCAGAACAAGCACTGGAAATGCAATCAAAAACTCAACAAGAACCAGATCAAGACCAACAGAAAAAAAAGTCTCAACAACAGGATAGGATGAAACAGCAGGAAATTCAAATTATGCAAAGAAAACTTCAAGCAATGAGATCAGCACCTAAAGGAACTGATCCTTCTATTACTGCTGGATATGAACCAGAAGGTGAATTAGTGGATGAGAGGACCAGATATGCTAAAGAAACTGGAAAGAAATTTACAACTGGTCGTTCATCTGTAGAGGGAGGAAATAACCAAATTAAAAAAAGGGTAGAAAAAGAACCGTGGCTAAAATATGGTGGTTCCAGAGAAAAATCTAAAGATCGTATTGGAAAAGTTATACCCGTTGCTGCCGGAGAACCTGGTTCTGGAAGACAATCCCCAAAGCATATAGTGGGTATTCGTCGTGCTGCTAGAGAAAAAGCAGTAAACTTTAAGATGGATACTAAAGGAACCTAGTTCCTAAATAAGATAGGATACATTTACACCGAGGTACATTATGTCTTTAGCCGTAATCTGGGCTTGGGTGCTCGCAAATGAAGCTGCACTCGCAACCATTCTTCTTATTCTTTCTGAGCTTCTTGGAGCAGTTCCCGCAGTTAAATCTAACGGTCTTGTCTCTTTCGTTATTATTCAAACTCAAAAACTTCTAAAAGATAAGGGTGCCAAAGATCCAACTCCCTGATATTAATACATAATTTTACTTTAGAGACCCAAATACTGGGTCTCTATTTTTTATAAATACTTTTACGAATAAACTAATTACGGAAGAAAAAAATGGCACTCTGGGGAACTGCAGACGATCTATTCTCACCAGGAACGGTGAGTGTTGATTACATTGCAAAAACTATTACTGGCAGTGGAACTTCTTTTACTGCAGCAGGCATTGATGAGGGAACTGTAATTTCAATAGGTACTGGTTCAACTTTTGGATCTGCAGTTATTTCTGGAGTTACTTCCGATGAATTAATTTCCATTGCAACAACTCAATATTTGAGTGGTGCTGTTATTTCGGGAGTTTCTTACGCATTATCACAAAGACCAATTTATACTTTGGAAGATTCAAATTATGGAAATGGTGGAGCAGGTGCCGGAGCAACAATCGCATTAATCTATGGTGTTGATATTTACGAAACTGGCGCAACAGCAACAACAAATTATGCAGTCACTCATGCTGGTTGGGTAGGTATTAAAACTTATATTGGTTCTGAAGGTGAGATGAGAGTTAAGACAGAAACACTTGTTGCAATGTCCGAAATTACTAGTGGATCTAATGCAACATTTGGAACTCCGGGTGATGCTACTGATGATGTAGTTTTCCCTGATGCAATTATTACAATTACATCTCAACCTTCTTCTATTGGTGTAGGAACTACGGCAACTGCAACATTTAGTGTAACTGCTTCCGTAGCACCTTCTTATGCATCTCCGTCTTATCAGTGGCAGCAAGATCCTAATACTGGAACATTTGCTAACCTTTCGGGACAAACAGCAACTAGCGTAAACATTACAAACACTAATGCAAGTAAGAACAATTATAAGTATCGTGTCGTAATTACTTCCGGAGACGTTTCGGTAACTTCTGGAATTGCAACAATGACCGTTTCATGATAAATTATGATTTTTAATGAACTGAATGAGGATAATTTCCTCTTATTTGCTATAAAAAATTATGAAAATCCTCAATCTGTCACTAAAGAAGATTTTGAAAAGGATTTAAATCATTTTAAGTATATTAAACGATTGTTGAAAAGATATAGGAAATCTGGGGACCTTAAAACTCACTTAATTTTAAATCATTTTATTATTCTTTACAATATTTTTGGTGAAGCAACAACCCCCATGCTCTTTTTTAAAATAGAAAATGATATGTGGTCTGCTGTTAAATCATTTATTATATTTCTTAATAGATTACCAGAATATCCAAAATCTAGTATTCATGACATCCAAGTTGATTTGATTTGTCTAAAGGAACTTTACAAAATCTACAATGGAAAAGAAGAAGATTGATAAAATTATTGAGGCATTTCGCCACTATAGAAATCTAAAAGAAGAGGGAATGATTGTCGGTAGTGGGGGATTTACTAGTGCTGCTGATCCTAAAGGACCTGTTGCAGGATTTGATCCTTTAATGGGAAAAAAAAAGAAAAATGGAACGGTAGATTTTAGGAGAATTTTGCCACCATATAAAAAGTGGGTAAAATCAATAGACAAATAAATATTTTTAATACTACTTGAAGTATTCGTTTTGTAGTTAAGAGCAGTATCTTCAAGAACTAAAAGTAAAATGTTTAATCAACGAAACGCCGCCTCCGATACAAAAATTGCTGTTTTAGAAGAAAGGATTTCCTCTTACGAACTTATGATGAAAAAAATAGACGAAGCAATTCAAATCATGGGTAAAACTGGTCAAAACATCAGTAAAATGCTCGCTGTCCATGAAGAAAAAATAGACCAATGTGGAAAAACTGATAATATGATTTCTAATATGATACACGAATTAAAGGATGAAAACCGAGAACAACACGAATTAGTGGCAGATAAAATTAAATCTTTAGAGATTAAAGTAGAAGAAATTGTAAAGTTTCGTTGGATAATAGTTGGATCTATAATTATTCTTTCTTTTGTACTTTCCCAATCGACAACAGTAGTTGATATATTGACTCCAAATTCTCCACAAGGACAGATAGAAAAAAAATAAATATTTAAGTACTCGAAACCAAATGTAGTGAAAACTAAAAGGCAAATTACTACATATTCGCTACAAAAAATAACAAATTCTGTCATTAAATGGACGGCAATACTTACATCTCTCTGTATTGACAAAGGGAGATAATCTGCTAGAATAATAAAACCAATTAATGTGTGTTTATGGACTTTGTTGATGTTAAGTACATCAATTTAATATCTTCAAGACTTCAAAAGTTTAAGAAGGTAAAGAATAATCTTTATAATTTTCGTTGCCCTATTTGTGGCGACTCTCAAAAAAATAAAAATAAGGCGAGAGGATATTTATATCAAGTTAAAAATAATACAAATTTTAAGTGTCATAACTGTGGAACAAATATTTCTTTCAATAATTTTCTTAAGCAAATAGATACTACGAGTTATAAACAATATATTTTTGAAAAGTTTAAAGAAGGAAATACTGGAAGAAATTTTATAGCAAAAGAACCTGAATTTAATTTCCAATCTCCAAAGTTCACAAAAAAATTAGATTTACCAAAGGCATCAGAAGTTCCTATCAGTAAAGAATATCTTGAGAAGAGAAAATTAAAACCAGAAAAGTTTTATTTTGCCGAAAGATTTAAGTATTGGGTGAATCAACAAAAACATACATTTAAGAATATTGATAAAGATGAATCTCGTATCATTATACCCATGTATGATGTTGATAATAATTTGATTGGATTTCAGGGAAGAGCAATAGAATCTTCTACCAATAAATATATCACCGTAATGCTTAATGATGATGCTCCAAAGATTTATGGACTTGAAAAAATTGATTCCAAAAAACCGATTTACATCGTTGAAGGACCATTCGACTCCACATTTATTAAAAACTCTGTTGCTATGTGCGGGTCCGATATTGATATTAGGTCGTTTGGTTGGAGCGATTATATTTGGGTTTTTGATAATGAACCACGCAACAGAGAAATCGTCAATCGAATATCAAAAACAATCAATAGAGGAGAAAAGGTAATTATTTGGCCTCAAAATATAAAACATAAGGATATTAATGATATGATTTTATCTGGACTTAACGTTCAAGATGTGATAGAATCAAATACATACGAAGGTTTAACCGCAACAGTAAAGTTTAACGAGTGGAAAAAAGTATGAGTAACGGAACAAAAGTTATTAAAAGAAATGGGTCATTAGAAAGTTTAGATCTTAATAAACTTCATCTTATGGTTGAGGAGGCATGTAAAGACCTTGCCGGAGTTTCTGCAAGTCAAGTTGAGATGCAGTCAGGTATTCAGTTCTATGATGGTATTACGACAGCGGAGGTTCAGGAGATCCTAATTCGCTCTGCAAGCGACCTTATTGACCTAGACCACCCTAACTATCAGTTTGTTGCCGCTCGCCTGCTTCTGTTCGCTCTCCGCAAGCAGTTGTTTGGTCGTATGCACGAATGTCCTACAATATTTCAGCACATTCAAAAATGTGTTAAATGTGGGGTGTATGATGAAGAGATTCTAAAACTTTATACTGAAGAAGAAATTGAAAAAGTAGATTCTTTTATTAATCATGATAGGGATTATCTTTTTACTTATGCCGGTCTTCGTCAGGTAGTTGATAAGTATTTGGTTCAGGACCGTAGTGGTGGTGGAGTATATGAAACACCGCAGTTCATGTATATGATGATTGCTCTGACAATCTTTTCAGAGTATCCAAAAGAAACTCGCCTTTCTTATGTAAAGAGGTACTATGACGCAATCTCAAAGCACAAAATCAACATCCCAACACCGATCATGGCAGGGGTCCGGACACCACTTCGTCAATTTGCATCTTGTGTTTTGGTTGATGTTGATGACACCCTCGATAGCATCTTTAGTAGCGATATGGCTATTGGCAGGTATGTCTCACAAAGGGCTGGTATTGGCATTAACGCAGGCAGAATACGTGGTATCAACAGTAAAATTAGAGGTGGAGAAGTTCAGCACACTGGCGTTGTTCCTTTCCTTAAAAAGTTTGAATCAACTGTACGATGCTGTACGCAAAACGGCATAAGAGGTGGTTCTGCAACTTGCTTTTTTCCTATCTGGCATCAAGAAATAGAAGACATTCTTGTTCTTAAAAATAATAAAGGAACCGAAGATAACCGAGTTCGTAAATTGGATTATGGAATACAATTATCTAAAATATTTTATGAAAGATTCATTCAAGATGGGGAAATCACATTATTCTCTCCCCATGATGTACCTGGACTTTATGATTCTTTTGGAACAGACAAATTTGACGATCTGTACGTCCAGTACGAGAACGATTCTTCCATTCAAAAGAAAGCTATTAAGGCACAAGAACTTATTCTTAAACTTCTTAAAGAAAGAGCTGAAACAGGTCGTATCTATATTATGAATATAGATCATGCCAATTCTCATGGTTCATTTAAAGACCAAATTGTAATGTCAAACCTCTGCGTCGAAATTTCTTTGCCGACGACACCAATTCAACATATTGATGATGACGGTCCTCAAGAAATAGCAACTTGTATTCTTTCTGCAATTAATATTGGTAAGGTAAAATCTGACGAAGAACTTGAGGAACTTTGTAATCTTTCGGTCCGTGCATTAGAAGAATTAATTGACTATCAGCAATATCCGGTGAAAGCGGCAGAGAACTTTACAAAGCGCCGTAGAGCACTCGGTATTGGATACATCGGTCTGGCACACTATCTTGCTAAACTTGGGTTCAACTACGACTCACAGGAGGCATGGGATGCCGTTCATGGACTTTCTGAATCTTTCCAGTATTATCTTCTAAAGACATCAAATCAACTCGCTAAAGAAAAGGGGCATTGTGAATACTTTGGTCGCACCAAATATTCAGATGGTATTTTACCGATTGATACATATAAAAAAGATGTAGATCAAATCTCTTCTACACCATTACAGCATGATTGGGAATCACTTAGGGCATCTATATTAAAAGATGGATTAAGACACTCAACTTTGTCCGCCCAAATGCCTTCAGAAAGTAGTTCAGTTACTTCAAATGCAACTAATGGAATTGAACCACCTCGTGGATACTTATCGATTAAAAAATCAAAGAAGGGCCCTCTTAAACAGATTGTCCCCCAGTATCAATCTCTTAAGAACAATTATACGCTTCTTTGGGATATGCCTGGCAATCGTGGGTATATTAATATTGTTGCAGTTATGCAAAAGTTCTTCGATCAAGCGATTTCTGGAAACTGGTCCTATAATCCGCAAAATTATCCCGATAATGAAGTTCCTGTTAGCGTAATGGCACGAGATATGCTTTATTCCTATTCTGTAGGACACAAGACTGCATATTATCAAAATACTTATGATATTAAGACCGATGAAGAAGAGGAAACTAAACCAGATCTTCAAATGCTTCTGGATGATATTATGAAAACCGATGAGGAAAGTTGCGAAAGTTGTAGTATTTAAGTTTATTAAATATAAGAGTGTTGAGTAGATTATCAGAGAAAAAATTATGACTTTTAGTTTCAAAACAGGTTTAGAGGAAAAAAAGATGATTCAGTCAATGACTGTTTTCAATTCTCAAGAAGTAGATACCAAAAAGCAACCCATGTTTTTTGGTCAACCTCTGGGAATACAAAGATATGATTCCTATAAGTATCCAGTATTTGATAAACTAACTCAACAGCAGTTAAGTTATTTCTGGAGACCCGAAGAAATCTCTCTACAAAAAGATAGAGGAGATTATCAAACTCTTCGCCCAGAACAAAAGCATATTTTTACTTCCAATCTAAAGTATCAGATTATGCTTGATTCGGTTCAGGGAAGAGGTCCCGGTATGGCATTTGCTCCATACTGCTCTCTTCCTGAACTTGAGGCATGTATGAAAGTTTGGGAGTTTATGGAAATGATTCATTCTCGTTCATACACATATATTATCAAAAATGTTTATTCAGATCCCTCTGAAGTATTTGATACTATTCTTCGTGATGATCGCATTCTGGAAAGAGCAGTAAGTGTAACTGAAGCGTATAATGACTTTATTAATGGTGCTCAATATTATGGAACATCTGAACTTTGGAAACACGCTCAAGAACAAGTTCCTTACGCACAGGTAGAAAGATATGAACTCAAAAGAAAACTCTACAGAGCAGTTGCAAATGTTAATATTCTTGAAGGTATTCGCTTCTACGTTAGTTTTGCTTGCAGTTTCGCCTTTGGTGAACTCAAACTTATGGAAGGAAGTGCAAAAATCATCTCATTAATCGCCAGGGATGAGAATCAACATTTAGTCATTACTCAAAACATTCTTAACAAATGGAAGGAAGGTGATGATCCTGATATGCAGAAGATCGCTAAAGAAGAAGAACAATGGACTTATAAGACCTTTGAGAATGCTGTAAATCAGGAGAAGCACTGGGCTGAATATTTGTTTAAGGACGGAAGTATGATTGGATTGAATGATAAACTACTTCAGCAATACGTAGAATGGACCGCTAATCGTAGAATGAAATCAATAGGTCTTCGTCCGATTTACGATATTCCTGCGAAGAATAATCCACTTCCCTGGACCTCACACTGGTTGAACTCTAAAGAAGTACAAATAGCTCCACAAGAATCGGAAATTACTAGTTATTTGGTTGGTGGTATTAAATCTGATGTAAAACCTGATAGTTTTTCGGGATTTAAATTGTGAATCCCAAAATCATTCTACAAGATTCAAATTATGATGAATGGTGCGAAGAAGAAATATTGAATGCCTATAAAGATGCTGCCGAATATGATGATTTTCTTTTTGGAGATCACGACTATTCTTATATTTGGTTGAATGGTAAAAGCATAATCCCTAGTAAACTGGGATAATAAGTTTAATTACTATTTTTTAATTATATAAAGAGTGTTCTACTAGATTATAAATTCTTTCTACTTCACTACTAAAAAATTTACCTTCTATATTTGTATTGTAATAATTGTTATTAAAAATTACGTCCCGTTTAAACTGCTCCATAGTTTCATAAAAACTCATAGATTTTTTATGAGGACATAAATGCAAGATTTCTCTTGAAAACTTATCTTCGCCTAGTATTTTAACATCTTTAACAAGTTCATCACATGATCCAAAGTATTTTACCCAATCACCTTCTTTTTTTCTTCTTCTTCCAGTTTTTTTATCTTTTTGTCTGGTCCAAAAATTCTTTTTTCCGATATATTTTTTATCGTTTGTCAAATTAATAATAAGATAAACAAACCCCTCCATATCCTTTGGAGTTTCCGTAAAATCTTTTTGATTATATTTCCAAGTCATTTCATTAATAATTCTGATATGACTATGTATGCCTTGATATATATGGTATTATGGTTATACCGGTTAAAATTTTTATGGAACTCTTTAAGGCAATCAAAAAACTCATTACCTACTTGACAAAAGAAAAGAATGCAGTAAAATATGAGTATCCTTTAATTCCGGAAAGGATAGAAAATGAAACAATCCATGAGGAGATTATTGTGGGAACGCAGATTGAGAGTGAATCAGTAGTGCAAGTTCGAGACTGGGTAATTGGAAAAATCGAGTTACTTCATGATGCAGATCGCCATAGAAATGCAAAGGCACTTGCTGCTGAGTTTGATGAGTGGATTAATATACCGGAAGGAGTAGAAGAACTCGAATATCTTTGTTTGGAAGAAAAGGGGTGGACTGATGAAGAAGAGATGGACGTAAAAACTCCAACCTCTTGACAAAACCTAAATAATCGCATATAATGTCTCAAACCCACTTCTAAAAGTGGGTTTTTTCGTAATGAGTCTTTGACTTGAAAACTAGAGCCGTGGAAGGTGCCTCCCGAGAGGGTTGGTATACCCCCCTTTTATACGGATGCCGAATTCAATTAAACTAAATGCTTAAAAACCTAACAAATGTGACCGTAGCTCTTTTAGGTGCGGTTGCAACATCAGCGGCAACACTGCCAGCACCGAGTATGGCAACATCTTCAGTACAACCACCATTTGCGATTGTTCCAGAAGCGCCTACTCAAGAGACAGAGACCAAAGAGGTTGTTCCCGAGAAACCTAAAGTAAAACGATTAATTTGTAAAGGATGTAATCATAATGAATCACGAACTCTGGACTTTCTTCAGGATCGTGGAGTTACTGACAAAAATGCCCTAGCGACCATTATGGGTAATATTCGCCAAGAATCTACCTTCACACCTAACGTATGTGAGGGTGGTGCTAGAGTATCTTATCTTAATTGCGGTGGAGGGTATGGTTTAATCCAATGGACTAATGCTCCTCGTTTTTATGGATTAGGAAAACATGCTGCTCGTATTGGTGCCAATCCTTCCTCACTTGATACACAACTTGATTATATGTTGTATGAGGGTGATTGGAAGATGATTGAACCTTATATGAAAACACCTGGTAAGACCATTCATCAATATATGAAACTTGCTAGAAAGTGGATACGTTGGGGCGATCATGGAGCAAGAACTGACTATGCTTATGATTACTCAAAGAGACTGATTACTACTTCAGTTTGATAATAGATATAATTAAATAAATATTGAGGAGTTCTATACTCCTCTTTTTTATGTCAAAAAATCTTCCACAAGAACCAGAAAAAATTATAGATATTGCATCAAAAGTAGAATATCTTAAAGTTGACACTAACTTGGGAGAGATAAAACTTAATTCCCATAACTCGGTAGAATTTCAACCAGATGGAACAATATTCGGTACAAAAATCAAAGTAGAAGAGAATGGAAACATCACACCCACTCTCACATTTGATACAAAAAAATTAGAAGAACCAAAAAATAACATAGATAATATACATATTAATAAACTAGTAGATGATGCTATTGATGATTTTTGGGAAAGAGCATAAGTTTCACTACGGTAAAAAAAGATATGATATTTTTCACTATGTAAAAGTGGGTCTTTTACTCAAAGGTTCAATTGATTTGATTTCTCTTGTTCCGGGAGTAAAAAAAGAAAAACTCTTTAATTTCGTTGATGTTCTTCAATTAAAACTTGGAATTGATGTCCTAAATGATTACATTATTAAAGATGGTGAATTATTAGATTATAGAATTAAAAGAATAGTCAACCAATTAATTGAAGATTATGAAAAAAAGACCTAATTTTTTAGTTTTATTTAATCTAAAAATATCTAGAAAGGCGTCTATAGTTGCTGTGGCGATAGCATCATTTCTCGCTTTTCTAACGGTAAAATGTGATATTTCAGAAAAAGATATTCTAAAGTATTATAACGAACTCCGAAAACTTATAAAGTGGGATTTGCCTGATAATATAATTGATGAGGTTGATAATCAACTCAACAATCTTATTAATCGGGATCCAAAACTTCTACAACAAAAAATAGAAAACGAAGTTGATTATGCGATTATATCTTACGAAATAGAAGAACAAAAAAATCGTGTAATTAATATGAAAAATAAAAATATTTTGGAAGAAATCAATAAACCAAAGTATGATACTCTACAAAAACTTATCGTACAAAACGCAATTTATTATGAGTTTGCTGACGGAACCATGGGTATTCGTGGTGCGTGGGTTGCTCCAGACCCTCGTGAAATACCCTTTGAGTAATTTTTAACCTATATAAACATATCCTATTTTATTTTGGAAATCATTATGACTACATCACAAGAACTACTGAACGCTGTTGAAGCATGGAAAGTAGAAGACGAAAAGTTCTCCGCTGGTAATAATGCCGCCGGAACTCGTGCTCGCAAGGCACTTCAGGAAATGTCAAAACTCGTAAAGACCCGCAGAGGCGAGATTACCGAAGAGAAAAACGCTCGCAAGGAAGCAAAGGATTGACAGCACGGGTTCTGGGTGCTATTCTATGAGGGTGGTTGAGAGACCGCAGAGAAGGTCTGGAAATGTCCGGGTCTTCTTCTAAATCCTAAGTTTCTTAGGTCAGGGAGTTGATCGCCCCTGTTGTAGATAAGGTAAGGAAAGCAAAAGGAGAATGGGAACGCCTGCGGGATGATACCTCACCTGCATTATCTATTACGACCCTCTATGCCTATCCTTCAACAAAATAATACTTGGCAATTCTAGATGCGTTGAGTATTATGAAGTGACGCACAAACCTGAGGGTCTCTTGGGGACGTAGCTCAGTGGAATTAAGAGCAGCGGGTTTCTACCCCGTCGGCCGAAAGTTCGAATCTTTCCGTCCTCGTTAACAACTAAATAATGGTGCCTTAGTTGATTGGCGTCTTTAAGGTAGGAGAGGAGCAGAAATGCTCCTTTTCTTGTATAAATAATAATGCCAATCAACTACGGAGAATAAGATATGGACTGCTCCAAAAGTCCCTTAATACATAAGCATCATATTATCCCAAGATATATGGGAGGTGCTGATGGTGAGGAAAATCTTGTAGAAGTTACAATAGCACAACACGCTATGTTTCATTATTGTAACTATCAGTTGTGGAATAATATGGAAGATTATGTAGCGTGGAGAGGATTATCGGGACAAATAAGTGAAGCAGAGTTTATTGTTGAAAAGCAAAAAATATTTGGTAAAATTGGAAATGATAGACTACAAGAAAAGTTAAAAAATAATCCGCAATTAGAAAAAGAAATTAGACAAAAACAAATTAAAAGTTGGAATAAAAATAAAGAAAAGCATATTGAAAAAATAAAGATTTATCAACCTTTGGCAGTAGAAGCAGCAAGAACACCAGAAGCAAGGAGAAAACAAAAGGAAAAACTGAAAGAAATAAATCACCAGCAAGGAGAAAGTAATTCACAGTATGGTAAAATGTGGATTACTAATGGAACTAAGGAAGGAACCTGCAGGATAAACAAAGCGGAATTAATACCGGAAGGATTTAGAAAAGGTAGGATATCAAAAAATGATGATAGTATAAGTTATTACTATATTATAACTACTCCAGAAGGAGAAATAGTAAGGACAAAATATCTTCTTGATTATTGTGATAGAAATAATTTACAACAAACCAATATGTATCAGGTCGTAAAGGGTAAAAGGAGTCATCATAAGGGATACAAAGTTTATAGAGAACACATAATTACTTGACAACCATCCCAGAAATGGTGTAATATATAAACTGATAGAGAGTAAGTCCCTGTTATATCCTTATGAGGTATATCACACTTACTCCATCACACTTGACAATCAAACTTAAATAGTTTATAATTGTCTCATATGCGGATGTAGCTCAACAGCAGAGCGGGGGTTTTCCAAACCTCAGGTAGAGAGGGCGGCACTCTTCATCCGCTTTTTTAACATATAAATACCCAAAGAAATATGAAAATATCATGGAAAACTTACGAATTAGGTGTAAATCTTGTAATAGAGAACTAGAGGGTCGCTCATCAAAAACAGTTTCTTGTGGATGTTTTAATATGGCAACTATAGTAAACAACACTAAAATCACTGCACTTGATTTAAATAATATAGTAATGTTAAATACACCAAATTCGAAAAAAAATAATAATATTCTCACAAATGACGATATTGCCTGGCAAGAATCCAGAAGACAACGTAAAGTTCGCCGTTTAGACTTTGAGATTCGTTGAATGTTTTGTGTTATAAAATCCACACATAAAAATTAAAGTCAATATTGTCTTTAAGATAAATTATTAATATTACAGTTAAAAACTTCATGGATCAACATACCTATGATAATTGGGTAAAGATCAAAAAAACATTTGAAGAATCCGGCAATCTAGATAATATGTTTTATAAAAGAGCATGTGAAATCATAAAGACCAAAAGAGATCCTTTAGAAAAATATCTAAATGGAAAAAATGAAAGATGAAAAATGGCAAAGAAGACAATTTCTTTTGAGTTCTTTTATTCGTATGAAAATCCCTCTTAAAAATCAAGTGTATCGATGTATAGATAAATTATTATCTTCGAATTGGAAATCTTCTCATCAGGATTTAAATGATGTTGATGAAGAAATTAAAAAAATCTATGAGGATTTTTTAAATGAATAAAGAAGAAGTTCAATCTATGATAAATGAATCCATAAAAAATCATGAAGTTCGTGTTGGATTAATTAGTGGAGTTATTGGTTCTTTATTTGTTTTTGGTATTATACATTCGATATGGTTGATAAAACATTGGGTTTTATGAAATGCAAGTTCTTTATTTTATACCTTTTATAATTTTATTTGCGATTGCGATGTCTATGGTGATACAAGGTTGGATGATAATGAACGAAAGTCATGGATACCGAGAAAACCCTAAAATTAAGGGGCACCCAGAAATGAAAGGAGTTAAAAGAGGAGATGGACTAATGGTTGTAAGTTTTGACAAAATGCCAGCTGACGACTATAATGAACTTTATGGTCGCATTCAAAAACTCAAGATGGAAGAACTTTTTGAGGAACCATCTAAATATGAGGACGATGAGGAATTGTATAACCAGGAGTAAGTCAGCGGTAGACGGCACCGTTTGGGGCGGTGAGGACGTTGGTTCGATCCCAACCTTCTGGATTACCAGTTTTTCGACTGGCACACTTGACACCTGCCCCAGAATGCCCTATAATACGAAGGTAATCAAACGAACCGCTCCTAATGCCCGCTGAAGAGACCCTGACCCGCTGTGTTGTTGATACTCTCGCTCGTAAGTTCTATCTCTATTCTAATGAAGGTGGAGAGCGTGTTGTTGAGTGTAAGAGCGTGGAACAGTTTATAAATGTACTGGAGGTTGTCCGTTCTAAACTGAACGATGATACTCTGGTTTATGCTAATCCTTTTTGAGAACTATGAAAACTATTACGATTGAGGACCTTCAAGAAAACTTTGATTCTTATTTGGATAAGGTCGAAAGTGGTGAATCTTTTCTTATACACAGCGATCACGGAGATGCTATGTTAGTTCCTTATGAGGAAGAAGACGACCTGATACGAATACACACGGATCACGAAGAAGGTTGTTAAGTCAAGGCAACCTATGAGACTTATAAGTTGCTTCAAGGCAACTTTTATGCGAGTGAGACTTGGTAGTCAGAGGAGTCTTATAAACTCTTTCCGCCAGATTAGCGGCTTTGAGGCGGATCGTAACCGCCCACTCGTATTTGCTCGTTTAGCTATCTGGTGAAAGCACCGATCTCATAAATCGGCACAGGTCGGATCGTAACCGACAACGAGCATTAGACACTTTGGAAAGTGTCTCTCTTGACTTTCAACTACCAATACCTTATAATAAAAAAGTCAACAAACAAGTCAAATGACTCTTACTTCTAAATTTAAAAAAGATCTTCAAACACTTCGTGCTGCAGCGAATGGTGATTTTTATCTTGATGTAAAGAATCCCAAACTTTACAAAAAAGTTCGTAAGTTTTATCAAAATGAGGGAGTTATCTTTTCTGATGATCCTCTTGATAATTACGAAATCCTAATTGATTATCTTGTCCAAGATCTTGAAATCGCAGAAGTACGATGATACAATCTAAAGTTATTCTTGAAAAAGAAGAATATAGGTTTGTAGAAAAAGGTATTATCGAAATCAATGGTAAACCTGATTATCGTCTTCAAAAAAAAGACTACTATACAAAACGATGGAATGATATCTATCTGTTTGATAATCAAATGCAGTGTTTGACTGCGATGGAGGATTTTAATTATACTAAATGGCTAGATCCTGATAGAGTTCCTTGTTATATAAAAAATGACGACGAAGACATAGAGAGTCTTTAAAGGAACTGGCAAAACAAAAGACGCTCTCACATGAGCATAAAAGAAGGAAGAGTTTACTAAACTCTTCTTTTATGGTATATATATTATAGATATTAATTAATTTATGAGTGGATATATAAAAACAGCACTGGTTCTAGGTGCTGGTGGTTTCATTGGGAGTCACATGGTCAAAAGACTTCGTTCTGAAGGTTATTGGGTTCGTGGTGTGGATCTTAAATATCCAGAGTTTTCTCTTTCTGGGGCAAACGAATTCGTTCGTGGAGATCTGAGAGATATGAGTTTTGTTGAGAGAGTAATTCAGTTTAAAGGACATTGTGGAAACTTTTACCACTTTGTTGCATCACAATATCTGGATACATTTGATGAAATCTATCAGTTTGCTGCTGATATGGGTGGGGCAGGGTTTGTCTTTACTGGTGAAAATGATGCGGACATTATGCATAACTCTGCAACTATTAACCTCAATGTTCTGGAAGCAGTTCATCAGTTTAATAATTTCAAGGGGGTAAATAAAACTAAAATTTTCTACTCTGGATCTGCTTGTATGTATCCAGAACATAATCAACTAGATCCTGATAAACCTGACTGCCGTGAAGAATCAGCATACCCAGCAGCACCAGACTCAGAATACGGATGGGAAAAACTTTTCTCCGAACGACTGTTTTTCGCTTATCATCGTAATTACAGGATCCCTGTTCGGGTTGCTAGGTATCATAATATCTTTGGTCCTGAAGGCACCTGGGAAGGTGGAAGAGAAAAGGCACCCGCAGCAATTTGTAGAAAGGTTGCATATCTTCCTGAAACGGGTGGTGCGATAGAGGTATGGGGTGATGGTCTCCAAACTCGCTCATTCCTTTATATTGATGAGTGTATTGAAGCAACTCGTAGAATGATGGAATCAAATTTTATTGGGCCCGTTAATATTGGTTCTGAAGAAATGGTGACCATCAATCAACTTGTTGATACTGCCGCTAAAGTCTCTGGTAAGAAAGTTGAAAAGAATCATATTGATGGACCTCTTGGAGTTCGTGGTCGTAATTCAAATAATGAGTTGATTCGTAAAGAATTGGGTTGGGATTATTCTCAGACACTTGAAGAAGGTATTTGTAATACGTATAATTGGATTTGTAAACAAATAAAAAATAAGGAGTAATTACATGGCAAGAAAAAAAAGAATGACCTTATCTGAAAGATATTTGCAAGGAGGATATTGTACTGACAAATATCAGTTGGGATACTATGATCATTTTTACGAAAACCAATTTAAATCTTATGTAAAATCTCCAATTAATATTTTAGAAATTGGAATTAGGGGTGGTGGTTCAATTCGAATATGGAAAGAATATTTTCATCCAGATTCTAATGTTTATGGTGGTGATATTGAACAATTCGAGCAAATAGAAGGTACAATATGTCATCGGATAGATATGTATTCTATTGAAGCACTCAATTTATTTGAAGATTTGTATTTTGATATTATTGTTGATGATGGTGTTCATACATACGAATCTTTCGAAAAAGTCATTCAAATTTACTTTTCAAAATTAAAAAATGACGGAATGTTGATTATTGAAGATGTCATTAAATCAGAATGGGTAGAACCTCTGCTTGATCTTGCAAAAATATCTGGTTATAGTAAGTGTGAAGCATTTGATATGTCTGGAAAACAGAAATATCAAGACCTATTAGAGCAATGGAAAAACGGATTATACATTTTAAAATTCACAAAATAAAAATGGCACATAGCACTCAAAAAGATTTTATTTTATATGTAAAAGATAAGTTCCCAAAATATTTTGAAAAAACTAAAGTTCTTGAAGTGGGTAGTTTAAATATTAATGGATCAATGCGATCTTTATTTACTGACTGCGACTATTTGGGAATTGATGTTGGGGAAGGTCAAGGTGTAGATTTAGTGATTCAAGGGCAAGAATATGATGCTCCAGATGAATCGTATGATGTATGTGCCTCTGGAGAGTGTTTTGAACACAATCCATATTGGGCAGAAACATTTTCTAATATGGTAAGAATGTGTAAAAGTGAGGGATTAGTTATATTTACCTGCGCAACGACTGGGAGAAAGGAGCATGGAACAAGTAGATCAGACTCTGAATCATCTCCACTTACTGTAAACATTGGTTGGGAATATTATAGAAATTTAGATGAGCAAGATTTTCGAGAATCATTTGAAGAATCTTTTGACGATATATTTTACGATTATGAGTTTCATAGTACTGTAGATTATGATAATCCTACTGAGTTTATTAAACATATGAGAACGTATATCAATCCATGTGAAGATCTTTATTTTTGGGGAATTAAAAAATGATAAAAAATAGTAAATATATTTCTTTAATTGAAAATATTTTAAAGGATGTAGAAACCAAAAAAAGTAAACTACCTGATTGGATATTAGAAATGGATGGAATGTCTGGCAGAAAGTACAGACATTTTATTAATAACCTTATAGGATCTTTAGAAGATCCCAGATATCTTGAAATTGGATGTTGGAAAGGTTCTACTTCTTGTTCTGCAATTTTCGGAAATGGAGTAAAGTCTTATTGTATTGATAATTGGTCCGAATTTGGTGGACCTAAAAATGTTTTTTGTGAAAATGTCCGAAAATGCGTGGATGAATGTGATGATATTGAAATAGTTTTTGAGGAAGTAGATTTTAGGAAAATTAATTACGGTGAGATTGGAAAGTATAATGTATATCTTTTTGATGGACCACATGAAGAGAGGGATCAATATGATGGATTAATGGTTGCTCAACCTGCTTTAGATGATGAGTTTATTTTTATCTGTGATGACTGGAATTGGGAAAGAGTTAGAAATGGCACAATGAACGCAATTGAAAAACTGAAACTTGATGTAATATTTTCAACTGATATTAGGACTACTGATGATAATTCTTATCCTTCGGAGGAAAATACTAAACAAAATAGTGATTGGCATAATGGATATTTTATTTCAGTTTTAAGAAAAAATGAAACCAATTGATGGCGTAAGTCTTTCGAATTTATGCGACTATTCATTTGGGGATCAATCGGGAAGTTTTGGAAATGTTCCTGGGCATTTTATGAAACCGGCAAACCTTTTAAATTTGGAATTTGTGGAAACAATATTATCATCAAAGAAAAAATATATAACTTTGTTTATCGATAATATAAGACTTTACAACAGAGAAATTGAAAGTGTAAAACCTCAAGACAAATCATATGTGAACTCTTTGATGAAAGAGAGTGATCTTTTAAATTTGTGCTCTCAATTTCCAAATAAAAAGTTTATAATCTTCACAAATCTCGAAGATACACCCATTGATAATTTTATTTTCGATAAGATTCCAGATAATGTTTTAAGTGTAAATGCAGCAAATGCATTGAGTTTTGGTGGTAAAGTTAATCCAATTCCTTATGGAATTCAAAGAAAACTACACCTAGGGGATAATAGACAACAAATTCTTTTAGATTTTATATATTCCACCGAAGAGGATATTGAACAACTTCTTTATATTAATCATAGTACTAGTACGAATTCGAAAGAAAGATCTGGAATAAAACAATTATTTTTAGATAAATCTTGGGCAAAAGTTGAAATTGAAACTGTAGATTATAATAGTTATTTGTCTTCTTTAAAGAAATCAAAATTTATGATATGTCCAGAAGGAAATGCTGTTGATTGTCATCGTAATTGGGAGGTTCTTTATATGAGAAGAGTACCAGTTATGAAGAAAAATAAATATCTCGAATATCTTTTTAGAGATTATCCAGTTCTTTTTGTAAATGATTATACGGAAGTGAATGAAGAATACCTACTCTCTAATGGGCATCTCTTTGATCAGATGCGAGAAATTGATCTTGATTGCTTGGACATTCGAAATTTTTATGTTAAAATAGTTAATGACTCAATTAAAACAGATGATTAATCTACCTGATGTAACACTTATCTGCATATCTTCAGTAAATCTTTCCCAAACATATTTTGCTTTTAAAAAGAGTGTTGAAGGTATTAATTTTGGTGCAGTAAGATTAGTTACTCACGAAAGACCTAAAGATCTTCCGGATTTTATTGAATATTCCGAATGTTATAAAATCAATAATATTAATGACTATAGTTATTACTGTATCTATAATTTAACTAATCATGTGAATACATCTCATTGTTTGTTAATACAGGCAGATGGATTTGTTATTAATCCGGATAAATGGGAAAATTCTTGGTTAGAATATGACTATATTGGTGCTCTTTGGGAATATAATGAAAATGCTTATATTGATCCATTTGGAAATCATCAAAGAGTTGGAAATGGTGGATTTAGTTTAAGAAGTAAAAAATTACTTGATGTTCCTAAACATGAACATATAGAATGGGATGTAAATCGAGGAAATTTTTATAAGCATATGAATGCAAATAACTTTGCTGAAGACGGAAATATATGTGTTCATAATAGGCATATATACGAAAGATGTGGATGCAAGTTTGCACCAATAGAAGTCGCGGCAAAATTTGCTCACGAAAAACCAATTAAAGAAACTGAAGGAATAGTACCTTTTGGATTTCATTATCATTTACCAAAGAATACGAAATTATGATTGGATTTAATCACATGGGTCGTCAAGGAAGACTTGGAAATCAAATGTTCCAATATGCAGCACTACGGGGTATTGTAGAAACTAAAGGATATGATTTTTGTATTCCTGAATCGGACTTTAAGAATGAATGGGAAGATCATCAACTATTTGAAGCATTTACTCTCCCAAATCTAAAAAATAAAAAGTTTTTATCTGGAAATTATTATCAAGAAAAGCAATATAATTATTCCCAAGAATATGTTGATGAGTGTCCTGATAATGTAAATTTGTTTGGATATTTTCAGACAGAAAAGTATTTTTCGCATATTGGAGATAGTATTCGCGAAGACTTTACTTTTAAATCTGAGGTTTTAACTCCATGTAAAGAAGCATTTGAGTTTGATCAAGTAATTTCTTTGCATGTAAGAAGGACTGATTATGTTGAAAAATCTGATGATCATCCACTTTGTCCTATGGAATATTATGAAGAAGCACTAAGTAAGTTTGATTCTGATCTTCCAGTTCTTATTTTTTCTGATGATACTAAATGGTGCAAAGAACAGGATTTGTTTAAATCAGATCGTTTTATGGTTTCAGAATCTGAATGGAATCTAGTAGATATGTGCTTAATGACTATGTGTTCTCATCATATTATTGCAAATTCATCTTTTTCTTGGTGGGGTGCATGGTTATCTGGTTCTGGTAACGTAATTGCACCATCTCGTTGGTTTGGTGATAGTGGATATACTGCACAACATAATACTTCTGATATTATTCCTGATCGTTGGATTAAAATTTGATGACTGATATTTCTATTGCTATTCCAACTTATGAAATGAAAGGTATTGGAGATCAATATCTTTCCGAGTTGTTTGATACTATTAAGGTACAAGATTTTAAAAAATTTGAAGTTTGTATTTCAGATCATTCCCAAGACAATAAGATTTTTCGAGTTTGTGAAGAGTATGCAAACTATTTTGAGATTAAATATTATAAAAATGAAGTAAAACGAGGAAATAGTCCTGCAAATACAAACTCTGCGATTGAAATGTGTAGTGGGAGAATAACAAAACTTATTTTTCAGGATGATTTATTCATCAATAAATCTGCTTTATTAAAAATCAAATCTGTGTTTGATGAAACATCTTATAATTGGTGCTTTAACGGATTTGCTCATACTAAAAATGGAATTGAACATTTCCGACCAATGATTCCTAAATGGACTGATATGATGTTAGAGGGAAGAAATCTTTTAGGAAGTCCTTCTTGTGTTTCTTTTTTAACTGAAAAGTTTGAACAATTTGATGAAAATCTTCAGTTATTAATGGATACTGATTTCTATCATAGAATGAGATATAATCATGGTATTCCGTATATTATTGAAGACTATCTAACTTCAAATAGAGAACATAGTAGTAGAATTAGTTCATCTAAAGTAAATTATAATAAAGTAATTAATCACCCAGAAGGTTCTTGGGGGGTTAATGAAGAAGAACTAAATTACATAACTGAAAAACATAAAAATACAAGAAATTATCCTGATGAAAATTGATTTAACTAGAGCGACATTTATTATTCCAATTCGTATTGAAACTGCAGATCGTCTTCGTAATGTAATTACAACTGTTTCATTTTTACTTGAAAACTTTGATACTAATATCATCATTAAAGAAGTTGATAGGGAATCTATATTTAAAAAAGATGCTCTACCTATCTTAAAAGATATTCTTGATGTTGATGTAAATATCAATCATATTTTTGAGCAATCTGATGATTCCTCATTTCATCGTCAAAGAGTATTGAATGAAATGATTGTTGAATCAAATACTGATATTGTTGTGAATTATGATTGTGATGTTTTGCTCCCTATAGACTCTTATTGTAAAGCATACCAATATATTCTTAATTGTACCTATGATGTAATATACCCGTATGCCCAAGGAATGTATCAATATCAAGTAAAAGCAACTGATGAAATTGTTTCTAAATTTCTACAGACTTATGATTTTGATATTCTTAAAAATCATTCAAATAAGTATACCTCAGATTTTGGATGGGTTCAATTTTTTAATAAGCAAGTTTATATTGAAGGTGGAATGGAGAATGAAAACTTCATAGCATATGCGCCAGAAGACAAAGAAAGATTTTACAGATTTACTACACTAGGATATAATATGGGAAGAATTGATAATTATGTTTATCATCTCGAACACGCACGAGGACCTAACTCCTGGTTAAATAATCCTCACATGCAAAAAAATAATGATGTTTGGGAAAAAATTCAAAAAATGAATCAAAATGAATTAAGAGATTATTATTCAAATCAAGAATATCTTAAAAAGTATAATGGATAAAAATAAATCTACATATAAACTCAAAAATTTTGGGCCCATCTATTATCTTAATCTGGACGATCAACCAGAAAGAAGAGAATATATGGAGAAACAATTTGAATATTGGGAACTTGATAATTATACTCGCATCTCTGCATATGATGGTCGTGAAGATGATCTCAGTGATATTATTAAAGGTAAATATCCTGATGGAATGTCTTCAGGTGAAATTGGATGCACCACTTCTCATCTAAAGGCAATTAAACACTGGATAGAAACTTCTGATAAACCTTATGCAATTATTATGGAGGATGATTGTAATTTAAGTGTTGCAAAGTACTGGAACTTTACTTGGCAAGATTTTATTGCTCGTGCTCCTTATGCTTGGGATGTAATTCAACTCGCAATTATTTGTACTGGTGATATTGTAGTTCCCATTCATAATCGGTTTGTAAATGACTTTTCTACTGCTTGTTATGTGATTACAAGACATCATGCTCAGAAATTAATTAATAATCATATTCGTGGCGATAAGTATAAACTTGATAATGGAGTTAAACCAAGAGCAGTTGCTGATGATTTAATCTATAATTCTGGATGTACTTATGCATCTCCATTGCTCTTATATAAGATTGAGTTGGGGTCAAGTATACACCCAGAGCATGTAGATATTTTTCATAAAAATAGTTATACTGCGATATTAAATTTCTGGGAAACGCAGGGAAGTCAGTTGACAATTGACCAAATCACAGACTATAACCCTTATCTGGGTAGGATTACTGAACCTTCCTCAAATAAATAGTTTAGTGTTGAGTTCTTGTATGATTACCTATAGAGCAACAAATACTAAAAATGGCAAATGGTACGTTGGAAGTGCAGTAGATTTTGAGCGTAGAAAACGGGAACACTTAAACTCAAAACAAAAAACGCCATTTCACAATGCTTTGAAGAAAAATTCAGAACTATTTGTTTGGGAAATTATAGAGGAAGACGATAGAAAGAATAGAGAAACGGAACAATTAATACTTGATGTTTGGTTTGGTAGTGAATATTGTTATAATCTCAGTTCTTCTGCTGGAGGATTTAATTCAGAAACTGCTAAAAATGCGGCGTTGTTGAGAACAGAATATGGGAAAAAGCAGGGCGGTAAAGTTTCTGGTCCTAAAGTTGGTAAAATGATTCACGAAAAATACCCAGAAAAAATGAAAGAAAATGGTAGAAATACTCTATCATTTCTATTAGAAAGAAATCCCAATCATCAATCTGAAGCAGGAAAAATAGGAGGTAAATCTGGATGTAATGAGAAAAAAAGAAAAGGTGGTATAAAATGTAAAGATGAAAATTTGGGAATGTTTTCTTTGTCTATGGAAGAAAAATCTAAAATTTCTAGTGATAATGTTAAAAAATTGAATTCGCAACGTTGGATGGATCCAGAACATCCTGAACTAGGAGAACAACCAGTTGGAACTTTGGTATGTATGCAAAAAAGAAGAGGATTTCCTCATAGTAAACAAAATAGAGTTCTGGCGTATTAAACTAATAAAAAAAGTTGTGAGGGCACTTGACACGGTAAATTTAATGTGCTATTCTAAATATTGAGTTGAGAATTATAACTAAATTCTTAACGTTGTTCTATATGCAAAACAAAAATCTATGAATTTTCTTAAAAAACTAATGCTCGTTCCTGTTGCTCTGGGACTTATTGCTCCTGCTGCTACCGCCGCAGATGTTAATATGGAAGGAGTTAACAAATATGCCTCGGCAGAACAAGTTACAAGTATTAATCAATTTTCAGATGTTCGTCCTACGGATTGGGCATATCAGGCACTCAGCAATCTTGTTGAAAAATATGGATGTGTTGCAGGATACCCTAATCTTACCTATAAGGGGGGTCAGTCAATGACTCGCTTTGAAGCTGCTGCTCTTCTTAATGCTTGTCTGGATCGTGTTACAGAAGTTACTGATGAACTTCAGCGTCTGCTGAATGAGTTCAAAGTAGAACTTGCTGTTCTTAAAGGTCGTGTAGATGGTCTTGAAGCAAAGGTAGGAGAACTTGAGGCAACTCAATTTTCTACCACAACCAAACTCAAGGGTGAAGTAAACTTCGTTCTTGGTGGAGTTCCTAGTCTAGAAACGAATAAAGGTGGAAACGTCGGCAACACCACATTCAACTATGATCTCCGTCTGAACTTTGATACTTCATTCACGGGTAAAGATTTGCTTCGTACTCGTCTGCGTTCTGGAAACTTTAGTTCTGATCCTTTTGGAACCAGTTCTTCACTCTTCAAACTTGATAAAGCAGAATCTTTTGTAGATCAAGTAATCCTTGATCGTTTGTACTACCAATTCCCAGTCGGTAAGAGTGTAACTCTAACTGCTGGTCCCTTGGTTCGTAACACCGAGATGACTTGGATTCCTTCTGCTTATAAGTCTGAAATCCTTGACTTCTTCCAACTTGCTGGTACGTCAGGTGTCTATAACAAGGCAACTGGTGCTGGTTTCGGTGCTCAGTGGAAACAACCTACTCAAAAAGGTCAAGGTGGTTTCGTCGCTGGTGTGAATTATGTCGCACAAGATGGTGAGTTTTCGGAAACTGGTGTATTTGATTCTGATGGTGGTCTGAACGTACTCGCTCAAATCGGGTATCGTGCTCCTCAGTGGGGTGTTGCTGTTGGTTACCGCTATGGTGGTGAGAACACTCGTCCTCGCACCTACAACGGTCTTCTGGGTGCCAATGGTGCCCTTGTAAACGGTCAGGAATCAAACTCGGTTGCTCTGAATGCTTACTGGCAACCCGTCCAATCTGGTTGGGTTCCTTCAGTCAGTGCTGGTTATGGATATAACTCCGTAAATGGTGCTACTGGTAAGACTGATGCTACGAACTCAGATTCGTGGTTCGTTGGTCTTCAGTGGTCTGATGTATTTGCTAAGGGTAACTCTGCTGGCGTTGCTGTGGGTCAAGCACCTTCGGCAGAAACCCGTGGTGTATCTGATGCTACGATGATTGAGATCTTCTATAAGTATCAAATTTCTGACAACATCAGTATTACTCCCGCACTATTTTATGTTGATAACAACCAACGTTATCAAAACTCTAGTAGATTTGGTGGAGTAATCCAGACTAAGTTCACATTCTAAAAACTACTCATAAAATGAGTGAGACCACCCATTTTTTGGGTGGTCTTTTTTCTTAACCAAATCTTAGTGGACTTTTACATTTTATTATATTAAAATCACTTTGTAGTTATTCAATTTTTATGAAACTCAAAAAAATTTTTGCGGGAATGGGTGGAATTACTCTCATTTCTATTCCCTTTCTTTCTTATGCGGCAACAACTCTAAATGGTGCTGGTGCGACATTTCCGGCGATTTTTTATAGTAGAGTTTTTAATGATTACGCGCAGTCTTCTGGTAATCGTGTAAACTATCAATCAACCGGATCAGGATCCGGTGTGCGCCAATATATCGCCGGTACTGTCGATTTCGGCGCCTCTGATGAACCTATTTCCTCAAAAGAGGCGTCTAAAGTAAAACGTGGTGTCGTTCAAATTCCTATGGTGGGTGGAACGATTGCGATTGCCTATAACAAACCCGGATGTAATCTAAAACTCACTCAAAAACAAACGGTAAATATATTCTCCGGAACTATTAAAGACTGGAAAGAACTTGGATGTTCTGCTGGTCCTATTAAAGTAGTTCATCGTTCTGATGGTTCTGGAACTACCTTTGCATTCACTAATTCTCTGGATGCTTTCGGTGGTTGGAAACCTGGAGTTGGTAAATCCGTCAAGTGGCCTGTGGGTGTTGGCGGAAAAGGAAATGAAGGTGTTGCTGGAACTATTAAAACTGCTCCTGGAACAATTGGTTATGTGAATACTGGATTTGTAAAAACAAATAAACTTCAAGTCGCTGCTCTTCAAAATAAGTCAGGACAGTTTGTTCTTCCCACAGCAAAATCTGGTGCTCTTGCTCTCAACTCCATTAAATTGGATGTGAATCTTGCTGGAGAAAATCCTAATCCTTCTACCTCTGGTGCTTATCCCATTTCTACTTTGACTTGGATTCTTGCCTATAAGAGTGGTAATGGTGCCAAGACTGGAGACATTCAAAAAGCACTTAACTATGCCTTAAGTGGTAAGGCACAATTACTTGCTGATGATTTGGGTTATGTTCCTCTTTCGGGAAGCATTCTCAATAAAGCAAGAATCGCTGTGAAACAAATTGGTCAGTAAAACCTGACTTAAGACCCTTGACAAGACCCGCCTTCTCCTATATAATGATACAGTTCTTAATAAAACAACGATGACGGTTACGACTGATGAACGCGGGCAAATGAATATGTTCGCTAAAGAACCTGAGATGTATGTGTCTCCAGATGACGCAGAGCGTTATGCACTTGAGACTTATGCAGAAAAAGCAGAAAAGGCAAATTCAAGATGGGCAATGTTGGGATTTGTTTCTGCAATTGTCTCTTATGCTCTCACAGGACACCTTTTCTTTGGTGTATTCTGATGAGTGAACTTGTTTTTACCGTAACGATTATTGCTTTTCTGGTGCTTCTGGCACATTCTATCAATCAACTTTCCAACACTTATTAAGGAGAAAAATTATGAAATTTGGATTTACCCCCGAGGCTGAAATTTTAAACGGAAGATTAGCTATGCTAGGCTTTGTAATTGCCGTTGGTACTTATCTAACTACCGGGCAAATACTTCCAGGAGTGTTTTAACATATTATTATACTCTTAAAAATCTTACACACTTACTAAAATGTTAATTGCGGATATTTTCATCGTATTATGCGTATCTGCGATTATAATTAAAGCATCAATGTACTCCTCCTAAATATAGGGGGAGTTTTTTATGTACCAAGAAATTCCCAAATACATTAGAAGAATTTAGGTATTAAAATGGTAGGTCCCAAGAAAAAACCACAAGATTTTGGATTTAAGAAAGGTGATAGTCATTTGGTGATGAATGACATTACCGAAAGAATGAAAGCATTTAATTTTGATGGAAAAGTACTATGGGAACTTCCTGCACTAGCGAGAGGTCAAGGAAGTGATTTTGAGTTTAAATTAAGAAATACTGATACACCACCCGGTCTTTATAAAATTGGAACAATTCATAAGGACTATGAAAAAGATCCAACTCCATCCTATGATAGAACTTTAATGTCATTTGGATGGTATAGTTTTGATTTGGTAGAACTTGAGAATCAGGAAAATAAGTATGGTCGTGCTGGCATTATGATACACGGAGGTGGTAGTGCCTGTGGTTGGCCTGGTGCCTGGTTGCCAAAACAGAAACTATTCTCTACTCACGGATGTGTGCGTTGTAGAAATGTTGACCTAAGAGATTATATTCTTCCTTTAACTAAAACTGGAACTGTATATGTTTCCGTATATCAAGAAGGTTAAATATTATGGATATTGAAAGGTGGGTTTCGGTTATTGGGTATGAAGAATTTTATGAAGTAAGTAATTTTGGTCGCATAAGAAGTTTGGATAGAATATCTTTTAGTAATAAAAGAAGTAATCAATTTATACGAGGAAAAATATTATTACCAAGAGTTAATAAATATAGACAAAATCGTTATACGGTTTGTTTGTGGAAAAATGGTAAGGTAAAATATGATTATGTTTCTAGAATTGTTTTAGAAGCATTTATTGGAAAACCTTTACCTGAGCAAGAATCTACTCATTGTGATGGAGATCCAACAAATAATTGTCTTGATAATCTTAGGTGGACTTATCATATTGATAATTTAGCAGATAAAAAAATACACAAGACAGACCCAATTGGATCTCGTAATGGATTTTCTAAACTTACGGAAAACGAAATTATTAAGATTAAAAAATTATATAAAAGAACTTCGTATCATAATAGTAATGTTAAAGAATTGATGGAAACTTTTAATGTGTCTAGAAGATCAATTCTAAATATTGTATCTGGTAAATCTTGGAAACACTGTTCTTAAAAAAAATTATGACTATCAAATTCACAGACGCTGCTGAATATTTTAAGGGAACTAAAGAACAAATAGAAGCATTTGAGTATCTACAAGAAAATACTTCACCACATGTTTTAGAAGAGTTTGAAAAATTATATCGCAAACAACCAGAAGTTAAATTACTCATTACCAAGAAACAACTTGCTTCTATTTGGGGATCAAACGAAAACTCAATCACGGATGCTGTAATTAATGATTTGAATAGTTGTCTCAATCTTTTTAAGATTAATACCAAGTCCCGAATGAGACATTTTATCTCTCAAATCTCACACGAATCTGGTGCTGGGAAATGGATGAAAGAACTTGCTTCTGGTGATGCTTATGAAGGAAGAAGAGATATAGGAAATACTCAACCGGGTGATGGGAAAAAGTACAAAGGCGCCGGATTTATTCAACTTACAGGGCGAGCAAACTACGCATCATTCTCCAAGTATATGAATGACCCAAAGATTATGAATGGAGTAGATTATGTTTCTTCCAAGTATCCTGCTACTTCCGCCGGTTTTTGGTGGCATAATAATAATATGAATGCCTTATGTGATAAAAATCCCACCGTAGAAGAAGTAACCAGAAAAGTGAATGGTGGTTATCGCGGATTAGAAGATCGTAAGAAGTATTACAATAGATGTCTTAGTGTTATTTGATAAATACTTAAAAACATAAAAAATAATGACTATACCAAATACGACATATAGAGTTCTCGTAGAAAAACTGGGTAATACCGATGCCTCCGAGTTTGTTGGAAATGAGGGTGAAATATTTTATGATCCCAATAGTCCAATCTTGAAATTGTCTAATGGAACAACTCTTGGAGGAGTTTCTGTATCTTATGCTCAGACTTTAATTGTTGATCCTGATGGTGATGATGTTACTGGAAATGGAGGTCCTAATTCTCCCTTCCAAACTTTACAAAAAGCGCACGATTATGCTGATGCAAATATCCCTGTAGCAAATCAAGTTGTTGTTAAGTTAAATACTGGAGATCACTCTGGAAATCTTTTGGTAACTAGACCAAATATTCACTTTGTTGGTCCAACTCAAGGAGTATCAAAATCAACAAGAATTTCTGGTATTGTTACGGTAAGTATTGCTTCATCTGTTGGTGGTGTTGCAAGTGATATGATTTCATTTGAGAATATGCTTATTGCTGGATCTGGGGATAGTGTAGTAACTATTGGTGGAACTATTGGTTGCTCTGTAATGTTTAAGGATGCTTATGTGTTTACTGCTTCATCAACTGCTAAATGTGTTGATGTAATAAACACTGCGGCAAGTGGAGTTGGTATTCATATGAAGAATGTTCAACTTCAAAACCTATCAAGTTCTGGAATTACTTTAAATCTTTCTAATACTTATTATGCTAATCTTGATTTAGTAACACTTTTTAGTGGAACAGGAACCTCAATGAATATTACAACTACAAATGCTGTAGTTTATAATACCAGAATTGAAAAGACTGGAATTGGTACAGCAATAGTTGCAAAAAGTTCATTTACTGTAGGTAAACCTTCTTTAATTCTTGGTAATGCGACCATTGTAAATCCAATTGCAAACTCTGATGGAATTCTTGTTCTTTCAGGTTCTACTGTAAATATTGCTCAAGTAGCATTTAATATTGCTGCTGGGACTGGATTTGCTGTTAAAGGATCTGCTGGTTCTGTAGTTGTTCATGGAAATAATCTGTTTGTTCCAGGAACAACTAATAAGATTTCTAGTGGAATTGGGGCAGGTAATATTCCATTAACAACTACCTTCACCGCCGCATAAGTTATTTGATTTTTCTTCCTTTCTTCGCAGGTTTCTTTATAAATCTCAAGACTTCTGGTGGTTGAGTTCTTGCTTTTGGGCTACGGTTCTCTAACATCATCCAATCATTTGTCAGTAATCTTAATAGAATGAGAATTGGAAGAAGTTTTTTTCTCATACCATATAAGGTTTAGCAATTCCATCATTCAACATTCTCTCATTCACGGTGACTGGTTCACCAACTAAGTATAAAGTTCCAAGTATTCTTCCATACTTATCATCCTTTGTGGTTTCAATAATCCATTCACCGGGTTTGGAAAGTTCTTTCTCCAACCATTCCTTTGCTGCTAGACCCTCTTCCTTTTCTTTGAGGTCTTTGGTTTTTGTTTCAGCAGCATCAATACCTTTGAGACGAACTCTTTGATTGATTGTAATATGAAAACCTAAAGAGATTTCTACATCAACAGTATCACCATCAATGATCTTGTGTATCTTTTTGATCTTGTATTGATACATTTTCTCTAGTGTCTAATGTGAGTATATAGTAAATTACCCAGGCAGTACCAAGTAATCCAAGGGCAAGTAATATATTTACACTCCATACTGGGTCAGTCATAATTTTATTTCTTTTCTACTGCGTCAAGAATTTTATCTAATTTTCTTTCTTGTTCTTCTTTAAGATCTTGAAGAGTTTTTTCTATTTGAATAATTTTTTGTTCTTGTATGGTAGTTTTTTGTTGAAGTCCCCAAAAACTTGTGACTCCACCAATGATTGTCGCTCCAATTAAAGATGTTGCTATGGTTCCCATATTAAGTTCCATTTTGTATTTTATCTACCCTCACATCTATGTATCCAAGTTTTTAGTTCCGCAACATACTCACGGAGTTCTTGTGCTTTTTTCAAATGCCAAATATCACCACTTTTGAAGTATTCTTGAGTATGATTATCTATTGCTTTGAGAATGTTATGTATCGATGCGTTCCACTTCTCACGATGAGGAGTATTGAATTCGCGCATACATTTTCACCTCTTCTTGCCACCGTTTTTACCTTTTTTAGCGGTGGCATTTCCCTGATTTTGTTTGGGATGCTTTCCTCCAGTACAATCTTTCTTACCTTTGTTCGGTGATTTTGGCACGGAGATGAAATGTTGATTACATTTATATTTATTAAAAACCCTTTATTTATAATGTGCCACTTAGGTAATTGGACCTATTGACAGGATTTCCTAACAATGGTATCATATATACATACACGGGGTTAAAAACCGTGTCTTCTCAAACCGGGATCAAGAGAAGTAAAGCATCCCTCATATCCACGATGGAGGGTGTCGTGGAATATACTATACCAAGTTCGTTCCCCCGAACTCATACTTACCCCCTTTTAAACAAATGACTGCTACAATTGCTACACGTTCAAATACTAATCTCTGGAATGATTTTTGTTCCTGGGTTACTTCAACTAACAACCGACTATACGTTGGGTGGTTTGGTGTATTGATGTTGCCAACTTTATTGGTTGCAACTACTTGTTTTATTATCGCGTTCGTTGGAGCGCCTCCCGTAGACATTAACTAATCGGTGTCCCTTACTCGTAAGAGTATTGACGAAACTGGGTGAATTGCTGGAAACCGAAAGGCAATCAGCAGCCAAGTCTTAGATACATCTAAGAAAGGTTCAGAGACTACCTGAGAGGTTCAGTCCTCTTAATAACAGGTTTAAGTGCCCAGCCCCTTCAATAAAAATGAAGGGTGAAGATATAGTCCAAACTTCACAGAGTAATCTGAAATAACCTAAGTCTTATGATATGGTTGTTTATATGAAGTAAGCGACGGGATTCGTGAACCAGTTGCTGGTTCGCTTATGTATGGTAATAACATCATCTCTGGTGCTGTTGTTCCAAGTTCAAATGCGATTGGATTGCATTTCTATCCAATCTGGGAAGCAGCTTCCCTTGATGAGTGGCTTTATAAATAATATTGGGTCACTTAAAATCGGGTGAATTGCTGGAAAGCTAAGTTCTCTATGAAACACAAACATCACCTTACTCCAAAATATCTTGGTGGTTCTGACGAACCCCAAAATCTTGTAGAAGTTTCAACAACTCAACACGCTATGTTTCACTATTGCAACTGGTGTCTTTGGGGAAACCAAGAAGATAAGATTGCTTGGAGAGCACTTGCAGGTTATTCTAAAAAAGAAGAAATAATCCATCAAGTTATTTCTCTTGCAGGTAAAAAAGGTGGTAAGGTTGCAAAAGAAAGCGGACAACTTCGTGCCGCTGCTCTGAAACAACCAAAAAGTGTAAGGCAACAGATTGGTAAAAATCTTATCAATCATGCCTACAAAAATCCAAAAAATGCAACACAAGAAACACTTACTAATAGAAAATACAGTAAAGTATTTCATATTTACGAAAAACTAACTGAACGGACTATTGGTAATCATCTTGGAGATGTGATTTACAATTCAAATGAAGATAAAACACTCAAAACTGTTTGTTCTGTTATTTTAGAAAAGTATGGGATAAATGTTTATCCTTCTCATCTCAATAGTGTTGCTAATGGAAATAGACTTTTAACAAGTGGTATTTCTTGCAGTTGGATTTTAGAGAATACGCCAATCAGCAGCCAAGCCACAGACGATACTTCTGTGGAAGGTTCAGAGACTACTGGGGTCAGCAAGCGTGTTGAGTAATACCAGATCAGCGCCCGACACCTTAAATAGAAATGAGGTGAAGATATAGTCCAATCTATATGGAAACATATAGTCCTCCTATTGCTATAATGGAGGTCCATTTCAACTTGTTGTATTTCACTTCCTCATCGGCATCTATTGCTACATGGGTCGTGAATGGGAACTCTCCTATCGTTTAGGTATGCGTCCCTGGATTATGGTTGCTTACTCTGCACCTGTTGCTGCTGCGAGTGCCGTATTCCTTGTGTATCCTTTCGGTCAAGGTTCTTTCTCTGATGCTATGCCCCTTGGTATTTCTGGTACTTTTAACTACATAAACTAAACCAATGTGTAGTATAAATCGGGTGAACTGCTGGAAACCTAAATCGTATTGACTAACCTTTGACCTTTATGGTTATGGTAATAATACTGAAGAACAGTTTAGTCTCTTTCTCAAAGAGCAATACGACACGGCAATCAGCATCCAAGCCTTAGATACATCTAAGGAAGGTTCAGAGACTACCTGAGGGATACAGTTCCCTTAATAA